CCATCTTGAATATCCTTCGCGTTGTCGGATACAGATCGTATTCATCATTCACGCGGTAGTGATATTCATCGCACTTGGTGACTTTGTACTGGCTCAGGGTTGCCAGGGCTAGTATTTCTTCCGTTGCCGATGCTCTGTTGGATGCTTTCAGTGCGGTAGCACGCTCCCGGAGTTCTTTGTAGTCTTCTGAATCCATGATGATTTAGTAATTTGTGAAGTATGAAATGATTTTCTGAATGAAAGTAGGCTTTACATATCCGTTCTCCGGAGTTCTGTACTTTCGGTCAATGTACCTCCAGTTGGGTTTCCAGAATTTGCATTTAATCACACCTGGAATAGATGTGCCGCGATATGCTATGGCTTCTGCATTTCTGCACCACAATGACATGGAGGCTTTGCAATGCGCGCAATCAGCGCAGCTCTTTTTTTCAAAGGGAGAAACAGACAAAAACTCTTCTGTGGTCATGCTGTTTATTTCCTCTTGGGTCATTTCGGAGAATGGCTTCATGTTCAGTGTGTGTTTTCCAGTTCTGTTTGGTCGATTTTTTGGCGCTTGATGCACTCTAATATGGTGCGGGTCATACAATCCCTTTCGGTTTTGCCCAGTCTTTGAAGGGCTTCTGTCTCTGGAAATATGATCTGATCCTTTACCACTCCATTTGTGGTGCGAACCAGTTCAAATTCCCACTCTACATTTTCCATGTTTGGAAATGCCATAATGATTTTGCCGGAGTAGTGCTCAGACTTCTTGTGCGGCCTGTTGTTGATCTGTACCATTTTCTGATAAGAGTTTAATTTCAAATTGATGATGCTTGGTTTGTTGGATGATTTCATACCGGCACTCATCACCTAACTTGGTCCTTACCTCGTGCTTCCAGATTGAAAACACAGAAAGGTTTCGTGCGTGGTAATATCTGCATCCCTGAGAACTGTAAGAAAGCCGGGGCAATAAAAAGCCCCGGACTTCCTCAAAGCGAAGGTTCTGAACCAGGTTATTCATGGGAATGAATGATCTCGTACTGAATTTCCTGCTCTTCAAATGACGGACGCTCAATGAGCAACTGAAGGTCGTTGTTCTCTGCCCACTTCTGAATATCATTCAGGGTATTACGATCAAGTGGAGAAGCATCGAAGTGAAGTGATCGCACTACGCCAAGCTGCATGGATGCAATCTTCAGGGCTGCGCAATACAGTTTACTCGTGCTGATCTGCTTTTTATCCAGCGGAAGACCTTCAACGGTAATTCCTTCTTCGGTCAATTCGATGCCGTCTGGGAATTTAGCTTCCTGCAGCATTTGCTGTTTGCGGGCTTCCACTTCTTTCACTTTGGTGTCTGCTTCTTTTGCCTTCAGCGCTGCGGCGTCCACGGCCTGTACTGCGGACAGGTATTTCAGGTATTCGGCTGCCTTTGTGTTGGTCTGTTCCGCTGAATCAAGTTGCGCCTGAAGCTCTTCGATCTTGGTGCGGTCCTGCATGAGCAATCCGAATGATGGGGATTCAAGTGGTTCAATCGGCAGGGGATCCAAGTAAGGAAGTGATTCAATCCATTTTGTAAGGTCTTCACTTTCGTACCCAAGCAGAAACAGTTTATGGGACAGTTCTTGCGCTTGGTCCCTTTTCTCCCGTTGGCTCTGCCTCAGCGTGTTTTCAGAAGCAAGTCGGGTGAGGTGCACCTTGTTTTCAGCTTCCCACTTCTGCATGGCTTCTTCATTCTTCTGACGGGCCTCTTCTGCCAGTGAGGTTAGTATCGCTTCTTCTTCCTTGATCTTGGCCTTGATTGATTCAGTGTCAACCGTCTCCACCGGATCAACGGTCCCTAGGCTGGTGACTGCGGCGCTTGCCTGTTTGTAAACAGCATTGCATCCGGTTCGGTGATCGTATGCTGCCTTGTATTCTGCAAGAATATCGGTAAGGTCAATTCCTGCAATAGCCTGGAGCATCTTGCTTTGTTCCTTCGGTGATGAGTTCAGGAATTTATCAATGTCGAATACAGGCTTAAAGAAACGCTCATTGATTTCCTTTGTGCTTCGGGTCTTCAGTCCGTCACGGGAAATAAAGGTGAGCTTGTCTTTCTTTTCATCATCGAATTCCCAGATGAATTTATCTCCGCTGGTCAGGATCATTTCGGCTTTTCCTTCGGATTCATTTTCCTTCAGGATATGTTCAGGCGAAAGTCCGCGAATGCGGTCAGCGATGGCGGTGAGGAAAGAGGACTTTCCCTTGTTGTTGCTTCCGGTGATGATGGCGGTGCATCCGCCGAAGTTAGCGTCCATTTCTGAAATAGCCTTCAGATTCCGGACTGAAATTGATTCAATTTTCATAGCTTATTATTGATTTTATTGAGTTTGCGACGGTGATCTACCATGCGGTAGTACAGGCTGCGGAGTTTGTCCTCCAAGTCTTTATTAATTACCGCGTCTGGCGCTTTGTTCGCGGCCATTACTTCGGTAAATCGTTGAAACAGGACGCTACACAGTAGTTCTGTGTCTTCCTCCGGCATAATCATTAAGTGCGGATTGTTCATAGCTGTATTGGTTTTGGCAGATGTATGGAAGACTTAATAATCTCCTGACAGATATTCGATAATCTTAGGCTCGTTCATAGCGATTTCGTTTACCACAAATTCACTAGTGTGCCTTATCGTTTTTCCTGCAATTATTTCAGCTTCTTGTTGCGAATATGCTAAAAGCACAAGACAGTTTCCAGCTGGATATAAACCTTCAAATTCTACACGGTACAATTTAACGCGTTGTTTATCGTCTTCTCTTATATGGCGAATAGCCCATTTAGCACCCTCTATAAATCCTTTTTTTCTATCGTATGCGTTGTCGTATTTTGTTTGTTTATCCTTGTCGTTCTGAGCCGCCAATAAAATCTCGTTCTCAGTAACTAGGCCACAGTATAGTGTGTTTTTTTCTTCCATCTTATTTCAGTATTGAGGTTGGATTAATGGTTACGTGAAATTATGTGCCACTCAACTACGTGATGAAAACAATCTCCGTTGCCTTTTGCGGCAATACAGAAAATAGCATCCGTGGCGTGATGTTGTACTTCTGCATAACTTCCATCATCTAGTATCACTTCAAAATCAGGCGGCAAATGGTTGTCTAAAAAATCCCGCATAGTGAATGCGTTATCGGGATGATAATAATCTGTTTCCCAATTAAAGCTACCACTGTCTTCTTTCGGGTTAAATTGAATTTCCATTGTCTTAAATTATTGATGTTGGGTTGCACAATTTGAGCAAGATTGTATTTGAGCAATATGAATACGACTTCCTTCTTCTCTGCCTCTTAAGTATTCCCTTCGCATCATTTCTATCAAATATTCTTCTGAGCAATATTCTTTTCCAAGAATACTGATTCTATCTTTATTAATATGTTTTACTTCAATCGTATGGCTCATTGTCTTAAATTATTGATGTTGGTTGATTTAATTCTTCTGCCATTTTCTTAAGAAAGGCAACGGCTTCTAGTGTGGTTATTCCCCACTTAGGCGCGACGTATGCAGACAATAGTTTAGCCGCGTCCATTTTACGAGTCTCAAATAAAATGAGACATTCTAAAATTTGCTCATCTGTGGCAAACTTTCTGAACTCATTGGTTGCTTTCATTGTATTCGCAGTTTGGGTTATTTAATTCTTCTATCTCTTCTCTCAGGCATCTATCGCAGCAGAATTTTAAAAAGTAAGTTGCCGTCTGAATGTTCGGGTGCAGGTCTTCGCGGTTGAAGTAATTCAAGCATCCTTCGCACCGGACGTAACATCCTGGACAATGATCGCCCGAATACTCTTCGCCGCATATCGGACATTCAGGTTTCCAAAAGAGATGATTCAGGCTCATGGCTGCGCGGCTTGTGTTGCTTCTTTAACTCTTGCCTTGATAAACGCACGTTTTATTGCCTCCTCAATTTTGAAAACAGCATCCCCTACCGAATCCTCTTCCGGATCGCTGCCTTTTTCCCACACATTCCGGACGTATAAACTAGCTTCGGCTAGTTGACCGTCTAAAGATACCTTCGCTTCCAGTTCGTAGGAATATACCTTGTCAAATTCAATTTCTCCTTCATAAACTACCATCGAATGCTTTTTTCGAGCAGTGAAAGTCAGCGATGTTTCCATTTTCTGTTAATTTATTGAGGTTTATAGGCACAATTTACGGTTATTCAATGAATTACGGCTGCCTTCCATAACTTAATGTCCGTTCATACGGATGTGGTTATGCTAGGCTTTCCCTGCTTCATGAGCTATCCGGCTAATTTATAGGATAACGGCTAATTAGGGTTAATTCATTGATTTATACCGTCGTCTCTATACACCAATCCCCGCGCTTGGTATCAGCCAGGCAGCGGGGCGGTGCAGATTAACACACAAACAGTCTTACGATGGCTGCCAGATAAGGCAACCGATCAGGGCAATGGCAGCTCCGGCCACCATTGCAAGGAACATTATGCCCTCGATCATCGCAATGGTATTGTTGCGCGGATCTGATTCGGGCAGGAATGATATGGGTTTCTTTTTCATCGGATTAATTGAGATAAACGGTTATTGAAACTATTGAATGGTTAGGGTTTGAACAGTCGATTGTTTTGGTCATACTTCTGCCTCCTCTTCTTCGCCGAATTCATCAAACTCTACGTCGGTAAGATCAACGCCTACATAGTATGTGGTAACGTCTTCTTTGTAGGTCATTGTCTCGTGTGGCATGTAGACATGAAATACCCATGGAAACAAATTGTTTCCGGCATCTGATTTACTCGGCGAATACTTGGCGATGCAAACGAAGTCCTCGTCAGGAAGATTTTCAGCGGCACGCACAAGTTCTTCAGCCTGCAGAATGTAATCTGATACGCCCGCGAAGTCTTCTTCTTCAAGCAATATGAGAAGATGTTCTTTCCGCGCCTGAATGTCTTCTGCGGTATTCGCGTACACGCGGTAATTGTCGCCAGCGTCCTGAAGGTAATCTTCATACGTCAGTGCGCGGTTCTGCTCCCCTCTGTTCGTGTACATGCTGGCTCCGTCTCTGCGTTCATAGAGCGATATGACGCCGCCCCATTCCTTCACAAACTGCACGGCCTGCTCGTAGGACTTGAAGCCGATGACATGCTTCGGTGAATTCATGGAGGGAAGCCCGAACCCGCGAACGGTTTTTTCGGTTGCTGCGTGGATTAACTGGAGGTGATAAGCATCTGCCAAGTCGTCGATGCTCATGCGGTGTGTTTTTGTTGCCATTGTGTTTGTGTATTTGTTTGTTTCTGCCGCCAAATCCCCGCTTCAGGTTTCAACCTAACAGCGGGGCGGCGGCCTTAATCAAACGTATTACGCTTTTTGCTGATTGAACGCGTCCATGTCAGCTATAATTTTTGCAAGACGTATCTGCGCGGAGCAGTCAGAAGCCCATCCCGAATGGTATTCCAGCGGAAGCGGCTGTTTCGTCTTGATGTAGTAGTATGTATTTACGCCTACTCCAAAGGCTTTTGAAAAAGAAACCAAGTCCACCCCGTATTTTTCCTTCAGGTACTTCTTAACATCTCCTTTTACGTTTCCTGCTACCTTTTCCTGAATATCTTCCGCACACATAACTCCCGCCTCTTTTTTCTGCGCCGTCAATTCGCGCAAAGCAGAAATGAAGAACTCTAGTTTTTCAAAACATGTTTGGTAAAAATTCATCCGAGCCTTTAACCAAATCTTCCAATCGTCGCTTTGCTCGTCAATAGTTTCCAGTCTGTCCGAATAGTTTTCGGTAAACCGAGCAAATTCACGCACGTTTTTCTCATTCTCTTTGACCCGATTTATAAGATAACTCTCCGACTTCAGTTCTGATTCAGATGCGATTTTAAGAAAGTGAGCGGCTCTTTCTTCATGTCTTTGTGCGGCTTTCATTTCCTCAAAGCCTTTGTCGTATCTTGCTATAACGCTATTGCGACTATTGGTGAATGATCGGCCGCCCGAAGTGTTTACGTTTGGCTGTGTAAGCCACGCCCAGTCTTTACGCAGTTTGTTGAATTCAGACTGAAGGCTTACGGCGTTTCTTTCGCGTGCCGCCGCCCATTCTTCGTGGCGTTCAGCCTTATGTTCAGCCTTCTCTATTCTGCGCTCACGCGCATCCTCGTAGGTTGTGCGCTCTTGCTCTCCGTGGAAAGGAATTCCGTAGTGCTTCATTGAATACGGTATTCCACTGTCTTTTGAGCGTGACACCCAAGCGCCGCGCTGTCTACCCCATACAAACGCTCGTTTTACGGCTGTCTTGGCTGTTTCAGATAAAGAGCGGTAGGATTCTAACCCACTCAAATGCAGCTCTACCTTGTTGTCGGAATTGAGAATGTAATAGGCGTTTTCAAAGCCTTTTTCTTGATTAATAGTAGTATTCATTGTGTGTGTTTTTAACCGCCAATCCCCGCGCAACTTGTCACAGTTAAACGCGGGGCGGCGGCCTGAATGTGGGAGGCGCTATTCTTCAATTTCCCATGTCAATTCGTCGAATCCGATATGGTAATAATTCACTCCTTCGTGCTGTATGGGGCAGGTCTCAACCGATTCGAAGTAGACGCGCTCAACGCCATCAACCATTGCTGTTTCAATGCCCTGAATATACCCGTCTCTCATCATCTGCTTAACGGTAGGCAGATCGAATGCGGGGCAAGCAAAGCCATTCCATGACTGCGTGCTGTTGTGAATGCCCTGATAAATGGCTGATTCACCGAGAAAAAATTGTGCTTGTGTGTACATGTTGTGTTGTGTGTTAGATGAAATATTGAACGTCGAATGTGATAGTGCAGGATTCAGTATCTATTAAAACCGACTTTTCCCACATAAAATGAAACTCTTCCGCCTCAATGAACAAGGCGCAAAACCCGTTATAATCAGCGTCCATTGCGTCGTTAATGCGATTGATCTCTGATTCAGGAACAGTCACCGAAACTATTGTAAGCGCCATATCATCGGTCTGCTCAGGATTGGTCTCAGGAAGCGTTGATTTGAGGATCTCACAGCCAAGCATGTCGGCTGCGTGGTTAGAAACCCATGTCTCTAACATATCTTCGAATTGGTCGATTCTGCTCATTAGTACGTGGTTTAGGGGATTATTCTGCCGCGTTGATTAGATCGTTCAGGCTAATACAGATGCTGTAAACATCGTCGCCTAATTCATCGAAGCAGCCCTGAAGCATGGCGCTCAGCCTCTCAACTTCTTCAGTAGTGAAGGTAGGATTTCCGGTGTATGTAACATAGTCGGCGAATGGTGTGTCGGGGTGGAATCCCATGCCAATAGTCTCGATCATGCTATACAGGTCGGCAATAGCGTCGCATCCGAAATTCATGGTAGCAGCATCTACGCAGCCGTCGTTCACTATGCGTTCCATGATTGATTGAGGGTAATTATCCTGCTCATTGCCATTGCTCACAGTGTAGCGGCGCTCGCACAGCGTGTTGTCCCATGCAACTTTAGCGAATTCATTCCTAGTGCATGTCACAGTGTTCTGTGTGCCGTCCTCATTGAAGATGGTGACGAAAAAGATTTGCTGTCCTTGTGTGTTCATTGTGCTTGATTTAGAGAGTTAACGAGGACGGATAGAATACAGAACAACCAACAGGAGCGAAGCGCCTGCGGTGAGGGAATACCCCATCGGGTAATTCATGCGAACGTCTGTCGCCATGCCGTAGCACATAATGCCTACGAAGCAGGCCACGCAGAAAACAGCCACACAGAAGGCGGCTGATGCGATTTTGTTTGAAGAAGTTTTGAACATAGTTTGTGTGTTTGAAATCTGCCGACAATACTACAACGATTTAGATACTTATTCCAAATTTATTTTTAAATATCGTAGATTTATTTTGTTAAATCCGCTGTTGACAAGGGATTCAGAAGGTAGTGCCCAAACCTGATTTATGCGAAATAGGCCGGAAAAAAGCGCCCAAACTTGATTCATACCAAAGGCTATCAACACTCATACAACAACACACACACCAACGGCGAAGCCGTTTTTATCACACAACCAAAAAAATTATAATACATTCCCGCGCGCAACAATAAACACCAATAAAATCAAGCACTTACGAGAATAGATTTTAAAGAATTATGCACGCATAACAAAAAATTGCACCCCCTAACACATTGATTTTCAGTATCATTTTATTGTGTAGATGCATGAGATTTTCACGATCATATAAAGTACTGAATTCCAGGCTCTTGACTGAATTTGCAGCGTTGTGTTGTGTTGTGTGGTTAGGTTTCCAATGATTTTTTGGTCTTCAGTCGGGGGCAAAATGGAAGGTGAATCTGAGGATCAGGCAGTTATGTTTTGGGTTTATTTGTCTGGGAATACAATAATTCGGGGCTGTTGTGCGGTGTGTTTTGGTTGATTACCAGCGCGTTGTGTTTTGTGGCTTGGTGGTGAAATTCTGGCTGTGTTTAGCGGTGTGTTTGGGGGCTGCTTCGGCTGATTCGCCGGTGGCGGTGGCGGTGTGCTGCCGTGTATTGTGGCAATTGCTAGAAAATCGTAGCAAATCCTAGCAAACGTAGCAAATGCTAGCAATTGGTAGCAATTGCTACAACGCATTGAAGGACAGATAGATGCAGCGCTATTTTGCCCCATTTGTGCGTTTTTTACCCTGTCATCAGCGATCATTAACACACCTTCAGCGCAGGCAGACGACGTATTTGCCCCTCGATCATCCATTTTGCAACACGATGCCTCGATCCTGACTTCACCTTTCCAAACAGCAGATGATCGACCTGCCAAAATCGACCCTGAAAACGAAAATGAACCGAACGAACCCACCCCATCCGTAAAAATCCGTTTTCCAAAATGCGGGAATCGGCGATAGGGGGTGGGCCTGCTCCGTTCTTCCTGGTTACTATTATTTTGGTTTTTGGGTTTTGGTTAGGGTTTAGGGTTGTGGTTGTGTGCTGTTTTGGGGTTGTTTTTAGGGGTTTTGAAATTGTGGGTGGTGGCTTGGGTTATGGGATAAAAAAAAGAGCCTTTTTGGGGCTCTTTTGGGGGTTATTGGAGAGTGGATGTGGTGTTAGTTGATTGGGTCGGGTTCGGGTTGAGAAGTGTTTTCTGATTCTGAGGATTGACTTGGCTGGGGTATTTGAGGGGTGGGTTGTTGTTGGTCTTCTTCAGGAGCGTCTTCGATGGTGAATAGGGCGTTTACTTCTGAGTTAGAGAAGATAGAGCAGTTGTTTTCTGAAGTTTTGACGAGCCAGTCGGTAGGGTTGAGTTTTTGGCTGTCGATGAGTATAGATCCGCCGTTGTCGATTGGTAGGAATTTGATTTGAGCTGTTGGGTGGATTCTGAGGATTTGGTTTTTGATTTGGGTTGCTTCGGCGGACAGGTTGGAGTTTCCGTTTTGATCCAGGGAGAAGTAAGATGGTGATTCTGGATTGAGTTGGAAGGCGTTGAGTTTTTGGGAGTGGGTGAGGATTTTCATTTTGATTGTTGGGTATTTATTGTGTTGTTATTGAGGGTGTAAAGGTAAAAAAGCCCCGTTGACTTTAAAATCGTTGGGGCTTCTTTTTTTGGCTTGAGCACTTATTAGCCGAAACAAATGTAGGGTTTAATCTTCCAGGATGATCCAGTCTTCGGCGAGGATGTCACTTGTTGATGGCGTCCAATATGCGACATCTTCCTGCGCTGTTTTGAGCATAAATGCTGGTCGGACGGTCATTGTTCCTCCTGTGAGCTGAGCATATTTTTTCAGGTGCTCGTTCCAGAAGTTTTCACTTGGGTTGTCCTTTTTTCCGGGAGAGAGTACGGCGAACATTCCTTTTCCATTCCATCCTTCTCTGGCGATTCGTTTTCCTGATTGAATAGCTTTGAGTGCTTCTCCAAAGTTTTTGTTTTTGGGGCTTTTGATTTCAAATTTCAATGCGTCTACGATGGCACAGAAGAGGGCGTCTTTTTTTCTTTGGAATTCGGGGAGCTGCTCGTATGGGATAATGCACGGGTGAGTTTTTGCTTCGGCGTCTTTTGTTTCTCCGAATATCCATCCCTGTTCTGTTTTTTCCTTCATCCAGGCGTTGTGTTGAGCGTCTGGTCCGGAATCTGGGTTTTGGATTCTGAATTCAACGCCTTTAATGGCGCTGTCTCGTTGCCATTGTTCGGCATTTTCCCAGTCTTTTTGGGTAAAATCTCCATTTGCTTCACACCATGCCTTGTTGGTTTGGTGGCAGATTCGAGCGATTATTTCGCTTTGTTCTGGGGCTCTTGCTGTCATTTTGATTCTTGGGTATTAAGAGATTGATGGTTGATTGTTTTGCGCGGGGACCTCAATTTTGATTTTTGCTCCGTTGAGTTCTGCGCTGAGCGATTGGGTTTTGGGTGTTTCGCTCAGTCTTTCACAAGAGCGTTGAAGCCTTCGTATCTCGCCGTTTTTTTCTTCAAGGAACTTAATCAAGTCTCTGTGTTCTGACTGAATTGCGGCTTTGACAGTTTTTTCGGTGTCGAGATCAGCTTTTAGGGCTTCAATTTCCGCCCGAAGCGCATCTTCTGAGCCGGCTTTTTGGTTGAGGATCCTTTCCAGGTTGGCTATTTGCCCCATGAAGTCATCCTTTTGCCGGTTGAGCCGGTTGAGTATTTGAATGGTCTGGAAATCGTTTGTGATACGATGGTAGACTTTTCTTTGCTCTTCGGCGGACATGTTGCCTAAGCCTTCCAATTCTGGAATGAGCCTTTTGACCAACGGCTTTGTGTTTGCCTCGGTCTTTTTCTTTTTGAATATGTTCATGGCCGGTTATTTTGCTGGTTTGGCAATTCTTCTTGCTCCTGGCTTGCAGAACTTTTGACCTTTGGTGAAGTCAATGATGTTCAGCAGACTGATGTCCGGAGTTTTCCAAAGGGCGGCCATAGACTTGATGTGAGTTCTTACGGCCTTTTCATCGTTGACCGTTTCTCCGTCCTGAAGAGGTTCGCTGTTCGGGGCCAAACACTTTACTTCGTACATGGCGTTTGGGTTTTTCTTTGACTTCTTTGCGTCGTGAATTTGGATTGAGCCTTCTTTTTTCATGTTGATGTTGGGTATTTGTTTGGTGCCGGCAAGGGTGATGATCCCTGTTCACTGCCATTCAGCTTTGCCGGCATTTTTTTAGTGGCTCCAGGTTGCGGCCTTCACAGCAAGCATCTGAGCTTTCTCCATTTCGTTGATGGCTTTGGAGTAGTAGTTAGACTTTTCAGGGTCCGTGGCATTTGCTCTGGCGTCGTTACAGAGGTCGATAAAATCAGCAACCATTCGCTTGATGTGGTCTACTTCGGGGTTGTTTCCGGGATTGAAAGTGATTCCGGCTGCTTTTTCACCAAAGGTCAGTGCTCTGGATGTGGCGTTGTTGTCTTGCATTGTATTTGAGGATTTAAAAGTTTCGAGATATTGAAAAATGTGGTTTGAAATTTTGTTTTTCAGGCCGTCGTTCATATTTGAAAAATATTGTTCGCATGCAGGCTAACCTTCAGGCAAAATTTCTTTTACGCACTGGTTTTGAGCTGCGCGAGAAACTGTTGCCGTTGGCTTATTGCCATCTTTTATGCGCATGCTTATGAATCCGCCAAAAACAGCATAGTTTTCTCCGTTGTAAACAATAACATCCATCATTTTCCGGATCTCGTTCTGATAGTGATCTACGCGATCTTTTATTTGTAGTATTGTTGTTACACATTGAGCGATGATTGATGCGTCAAACAGTGCGTTGTGCTTTTTTCCTTCTAAATTACTTCCGAAGCTAGATTGTTTTTTAACCCATTCAATCCGGTCAACATTAGGGTCAATGTCGTTCTGCAGAAAAAGCGTGCACAAATCAAAAGGAATGTAGTACACGTTTGGTGGCACGTTAAGGGCTCCGCCAAAAAGATTGCAGAACAATACCCAGTCATAGGCCAAGCAATCTCCCCACATTTCAACGGATTCAAATTGCTGAATCCACCCGTTTAAACAGTTGGCAATTCGTATCTTGTCTCCATAAACAACAAAACTTTTGTCGCTTACTTCTACTGTTTCAAAACTTCCTGATTTGATTTTTGCTTTTTCCGACAAGTGAGGCATTACGTTGTCGATGATCCATTGATTTAACTGCCCTGAATCATAATCGGAAAATTCAGCGTAAAACGAATGGCCCTGTTCCGACATGATGCCCAGAGATATAGGTGTAGTTTTCTGGTGAAGGCCGGTAAATTCGAAGTCAAAGAAAAGTTTTGTTCTGCTCATGGCTGTTTATCGTGATTTAAAATTTGTTCCAGTGATTTTGGCTTGGTTCCGAGATTTGATTTTGGCTTGTAAAGCATGTGCCTGTATCTCATTTGCTGCTGGTTTTCTACCGATATGTTGGCGCAAGCACAAGCACCTATTGAAACGACAAAATCGCTACACGGACAAGCCACGTCTTTTTTTGTCACCGGCTCTGATTTAAAATTGAACAGCATATCTGTGGACAAATATAAATATTAATTCATAAATAAAACATATTTATTATTAACATTGCATCTTCAAACAGTCATTATGTCAAGAACAAAACTGCCGGATCACAAGGCGAAAAAAACACTGACTTACGGCATTCGTAAATGCGATATTGAACTTCTTGGAGGAGAAGAAGCAGTAAAAGAATTTGTGCAGGAAAAACTGGACGATGAAATTCGCCGTGCGCTTAAAAGAGCAAAGAAGGAGGTAAAAGAATGAGTTTTGTAAATCCATCCAGAGATTCTCTTGTAATTGCAGTTGCTCCTACTCAGGAAATAGGTGAATCAGGGCTTTATATTCCGCAAGACAAGGTAAAAACACCTCATTTTGGCCGTGTAGTGATGTCCGGAAGAGACTGCCAGTGCATGTATGGAGATCACGTCATGTTTTTGCTTGGGTCGCTCAATTTGATCGACAACGGAAGACATGCGGTTATTCCTGAGCGCTTTTGCTACAAGATGTTTCGCGGAAACCCAAGTAAAGCATCCCACATGCTGATGCACGACGGGTGGGTATTGATAAAAATTCCATACGTCACCGCAGAAGTATCCAAAAACGGGATGAATATCGGGAAACTGAATTCTACCGAAGGAAATGCACGCGTCACCGTTCGCCAAGGGATTGTGGTAAAAGCACCAAGATCCGCATACAACGAGAAAGACATGATCGTGTCTTCTTATTTCGATAAATCCACTTGGGTTGACATAAAAAAAGGCGATCAGGTGTTTTTCAGTGAATACGTCATCAACACAATCCGGGAAGGAAGCTACATTTTTGATTCATTTTTTTACGATGTAGACGGAAACATGTATGTGACCATTCCTTACAAAGAATTGATCTGCAAAAACACTTCTTCTGGTCTGGTTCCACTGAACGGGTACATGGTGTGCACCAAGGAAGAAAACGAGATCAAAAAACTGCTTTGGGCTCCAAATGATCGTGCCCGCAGGCATGGAATTGACATTTACCGGTCTGCCTGCAGCACGCCAGACGGGTTTGTAAAAGGAGAAAGGCTTGTGATAAATCCCGCCATTCCTCCAATAATTTTGGAACCCGACGCGATCAGGACCCTGGACACTGAGTATTACTATTTCAAAAAGGAATACGCTCTTTTGTCCATCGAGGAGGAATCAGTTTCATTCAGTAAATCAAAAACCATCAGATAAATTATGAGCAAAACAGTATTGTTCTCCGTAGAAGCCAAAAAAAAGCTGTTCTCCGGAATGAAAACGGTAGCCACTGCCGTTGGTAGCACGCTTGGTGCTGCAGGAAGAAACGTGGTAATAGAAATGCCTGCCGGCGTTCCCAAAAACACAAAAGACGGGGTGACTGTTGCTCGTCATATCGAGCTTGCGGACCACGCGGAAAATCAAGGAGCGCTTATCATTAAAGAAGCAGCCGTAAAAACAGTGAACATGGCCGGAGACGGAACCACAACGGCTTGCGTGCTGACACACGCCATCATTGAAGAAGGATTTAAGATGATCTCTGAAGGTGCTTCACCGGTATTTGTCAAGTCCGGAATTGAAGATGCGGTTGATCGTGTGGTGAAGGCTATTTCTGAATCATCTATGCAGATCGAAACGGAAAAACAACTGATTGATATTGCCACCATATCAGCAAACAATGATCGGGAGCTTGGGGAATTGATCGGAAAGGCGTTCTGGTCGGTTGGTAAGGGCGGAGAAGTCGCTTACGAGCCGTCTGAAACGACAAAAACGTACACCGAAATTGTTTCCGGCATGAAAGTAGGGTCCGGATGGTTCCATTTTCAACTGGTAAACAACGAGCAAAAGCAAACGTTTGAAGCCGAAAACTGTTACGTTTTTGTCACAGATTCAATCATCAACTCATTCGTTGACATTGAATCCATCCTGACGCCGGTTATCAAAGAAGCTGCTGAGAAAGAAGTGCAGCCCAAGCCAATCATCTTCTTTTGTTCCGGAATGGAAGGAGAGGCCCTGGCAACAGTTCTGGGCAACCACCTGAAAGGATTGATCCGTGCATCCGTAGTGATGCTTCCGGAATACGGTAGTTTGAGAAAGGAAATCGCCATGGATATTTGCGCGTACACCGGTGCACACTTCTATTCAAAAGATTCCGGAGAACGGGCGCAAAAGGACATCAAGAAACTTGGATTTGTCAAAAAGGTCACGGTTTCTGAGAAAAACACCATTCTTTTTGAAGGTGCTGGAAATCCTGATGAAAGAATCAACGGTATTCGCCGGCAAATGGCTGAAATTGACGGGGATTCTCCTACACATCATCAAATGAGAAACCGGGTTTCCCGTTTGTCTGGTAAGGTAGCCGTTCTCAAAGTCGGCGGACAGACCAGTAGTGAACTGAACGAAAAAATTGACCGCGTAGACGACGCGATCAATGCTACACGGGCGGCATTTGAAGAAGGGTATCTTCCAGGCGGAGGTTCAACGTTCTTCATTCTTCGTGAATGCCTTCAATCAGAAAACAATTTGTCTGTGGATGAATCCATGGGAAGAAACATCGTGTACAATGCTCTTGCGGTTCCGTACATGAAGAATACTTCAAACGGAGGAATAGATACGCCGCGTTTTCCTTCAGCAATGAATGAAGGTTACGACATGCGCTCCAAAAGGTTTGTTTCAGACCTCACTTCACTGGGAATTATTGACCCAGCAAAAGTGCTTCGAGTAGCTTTGCAGAATGCAGCATCGGTAGCGGCGCTTTTCTTAATCACAGACACCCTTATTGTAAACAACGATCAAAAATGATACAGGTAAAAGGAAAAAAAGTGCTGGTCACACCTCAGCCAACACTCAGTGAAATAGGAATTGACATTCCGGACGGATCTAAAAAGGCTCCAAGTCTGGGGCACGTTTACAGTGTTGGTCCGGAAGTCAATGACTACAAGGTAGGAGACCGCGTTCTGTTTCCATCGGGAACAGGACAGGAAATTCAGATCGACGGAGCAGATTTTCTGCTGTTTCAGGATGAATTGGGGCTGATTGGAATCATCACAGAAGAGAATGGACAAGAACCTGTACAAAAAAATTAAGTACCCGATTCACCTGATTAAATCAGATGAAGAGGTATTTGAATTTCCGGACCTTGTTCCGTTCAAAGAACTATTTCAAACGCCGGACGGGAAAAGTCTCGATCCGGCGTTTGTCCTAAAGTATCTCATACTGATGTATTCTCCAGGATCACCGGCTATTGACCAGCAAAAGCACGTTGGTAAGCGGAAAAACTGGGTAATGAAGGAATTGGGAATAGAAACAGGACCAGAGGGCAGGTATCCTCCGGCAATAGAATTCATGTTGTTGAACAAGGTTCCGTCGGTGAATAAGAAGTCGGTTGTATTCAGGTCTCTGCAATACCCGATTGACTTCCAGATTATGATTCACGCTGAATCAGAGCTGCATAAATGGCTCGAATTCTCCCAGACGGACGATTACAAGGATCTCACCGTGGAAGATTCATTGAAGCTGCGCCAGCTTATCGAGCAGACAAGAAAGCAGTACGAGGAAGCCAAAGACAGGTTAATGCAGAAGGAGGCCAAGATCATTGAGGAATACCAGTTGGAAGTTTTTGTCGCTCAATCATACCTGAATGTTCGCCCGGAAGAAACTTGGGCGATCATCCCAAAAGTTCCGGCGGTTCCATCCAGGGCAAAATCACAATCCGTTTACAAAGACGCAAGCGCATGACAGGCAGACGAGTTCTTTTTTACAAAATGGACGAGCAGCGCAAAGCCAATTTTATGGGCGCTCACCTCGGAATATTCCATAAATGGGGTGTTTTCAATGGCAACACTATTGGCATCATTGAATCCACTGAGGGAACGGTTTTTATCTGCGTTCCGGAGCACATAAGGTTTGCTGATTCATACAGGGTATATGCCAAGCGCAAAAGATTACCATAAGGCCGCTGCAATAGTGAAGAGAGTAGCTATAAATCGCTATTCTATCCGGTCGTTGTTCAAAATGTACAATGGCAGAAGGCCAAGAGACCGGTATGCGAATATTTTACGCAAAGGGAACATAAACTGGGATCACTCAGTGGTAGATATGTGGGAAAAAGTCCTGCGCAAACAGGAATACAGGAAAAAGAAAAACGCAATCACCATCATGCACAGGAAGGCAAAAAAAAGACGGGCTTCAAAACTGTTGTCTGTGGCCGAAGATCTTCGCATACGCGGATTGATGCAGGCCACAATCGACAAAATAGGTGAATCACAATTTTTCAAGTCGGTGCACATGCCGAAATACCGGGCGTTGATGATCGACCACCTTTTTATTGCTCTGGAGCCAAACTTTGTAACCAGGCACATGCGGATCAAGCGCATACTTTCCGGAAAACACACCATTGAAGACAGGCTGTGGGTTCAGATCATGTGGGATTACACCAAAAAGGATGTTCCATCCAGGTACAGTCACCGGCTAACGGCAAAATACCAGAAGTACAGGAAGTGATTTACCTTTGCGCCTATGGCTTGCTCGAAAAAAGGATTTGTTTCTGAAAAAGAGGCCCGCACAGTGCTGAATCAATACAAGAAGCACCCCAAAAACAGAGGCCAGCGGTTCCGGAAGGATAAAATACCTATCCGCCCGTATTTGTGCGAAAAATGCGGCCTTTGGCATTTTACTTCCAAGTATGACAGAGGTTTTTGAAAATAAATTTGCTTTGAATAAAAATTGAGATTTATATTTGTCCCGATCATTCAGCGGAATGTGTTTTAAACATACAATCGAACACTTACTCATTGTGGAGAGATGACTAAGTGGAGGAGAGTTAAAAGACTTCTCCGAAACGATAAGCAGAAAGGCCCGGTCTCCACACGGGCTTTTTTGTTGCCCTGAACTTTGGTTCTCTGCGCACTTTGAGCCAAAGAAACAGCAGCAAGAAAGTGAGCTTAAACAATAAACCGTCACGTAAGGCGGGTGAGGCCGGTTGGTTAACAGCAGCGGTATAGCACACAACCTGAAACTGTTGGATCTGCGAAATTCAGGCGGGAAGACAAGCATCAGACCCGAAGCAGGAGCGAGGCAGATAACGCTCAACGATGGATGCAAATTTCATGTTCTGCATACATGAATGTGCGAATCCGAGGCGTCGAGACATACCGAAGTTATCCGGATCAAGTACAGTCCAGACTTGTTTACGCAAGGATGGGACAACTGTGCTTTTCCTCAGCATCAAACACCCGAAGTTCTTTATTCATAACAATAATCTTTACAGTTAAAGTCTAAAAAAAAATCACATACTTTTGTGATTGATGTTTGAATACAAGAAAGAGCAAACGCATATCTACTACAATCAGTACGATGCTGATTTAGGAGGGAAAAATGGAGAATTTGCTATTTGTCTTGAAATTCCCACTGTTGAATCCTTTTTTGCGTACAAGAATCTTCCATACGAAGAGTTAATCAAAGAAATTCCCGGATATGGGCTGAGCCCGAAGAAACAGAAGTTTGACTACTACCGGGACAAGATGAAAATTTTTGAGGTTCCGGCAAAAATTCAGACGCTTGTTCAAACACTGGCAGATGAATTAAGTCGAAAAGAAAAGAAACCGGTATTTCCTGAGCCTGAACAAATCTGGGACGCGATTGAAGAGAATCCCGCAGAATATGAATCAGAACTGCAATGGATTAAGACGACCAAAAACAGGTGGATAGACGGATGGTTCTGTTTTATCAATGGCAGACCAACGTACATAGACGGAGATCACTATTTCTACCTGGGATTCTATCCGATTATGAACCGATCACGCGAAGACGGGCTTCCGTTTTATCGTGACATTGATCGAAGAACATTCATATTCCTGAAGTGGGCAGAAACAACTACCGATGCCTATTACACATTCAAGCTGACATGTAAAGAAAAAGGCAAAATTGTAGAACGTTATTTCAATTTGAAAAACTCAGCGCTGATGTATGTAAAGCGCATGGGAATTAACTACTACGAGCTGGATGAAGGATTTTATGTGATTGATACTTCAAAAGGAGGCACAGTCAAAGGAGAGAGAACGATTGCCGGAGTAGTATGGGCAACCAGGCGCGGACAGGGTAAGACCTACATCATGGGATGCAAAGGAGTTTGCCGCACGCTCCGGGCAAAAGGCGAAAGGTTTATCATTCAGGCCAGATCAGAAACCACTGCAAAAGATGACGTTTATACCGAGAAAGTCAAGATTCCATTTTTGGCGGTTCCTTTTTTCTTTAAGCCGTCTCACAGAGTTTATGAAGAGAAGATAGTCTTTTCACCGAAGAACAGAGGCGCTATTGATCTGGGATTAAGTCCTCACAACGGCCAGATTCTTATTCGTACTTCGAAGATGACTTCAGTAGACGGAAACAGATTATGGACCTATGGAAATGATGAATCCGGAAAGGACGAGCAGGGAGGTATTGTAGAAGATCACATGGGGACGATCAGGGAGACGCTTTCTGTTTCCAACGAGATCATTGGTTTTGCCATGTACTTCTCCACATTTGGTCAGTTTACCGGTGGTGGAAGGGAATTCTTCCAGTTATTTATGATGTCGGTCAATCACAAAAGGACTGATATAGGCAGAACACCTTCGTGGCTTGTTGCATTGTTCAATCCTGCTTTTGATGGATTTGACAAGTGTATTGATGAATTTGGAGAATCAATCATTGAAGATCCGGAAGAGCCGTATATCAATCTGAAGGGAGAATTAATGCACATTGGAGGCAGAACGTATTTGAACGGCGAACGCCTTGCCGCTAAAGAGATAGGAGACTACGAAACGTATGATTATTTAGTTCGAAACAATCCTTTCAATATTCGAGAAGCAAGCCGACCTCCGCAAGCGCAAGACACATGGGACATGGAGGGTTTAAATAAGCAAATTGAGTATTTGCAATTTGACACTGAAGCTCCGCAGGGAAGAGAAGTGAATCTGGAATGGGAAGGCGGAAGCATGTTTAAGCACAAAGAAGTAAACGGCATTCTTCTGAAGACAAATGAACTTTCCAATGTTTTAATCAAGGATGCAGAGCCAGGCAAAGGAAAATTCAAAATGTATATCCAGCCGGCGGATGAATGGAAAAACAAAAAGGAATACGATTCAATTTCTGGATGGTGGGGACCATCACAATCGGTCCGCCACCGATTTGTTCTTGGTACTGACCCGTTTGCATACGACCTGAAAGATACCCGAAGTAAAAAGCTGTCCAAAGGAGGCGGCGTAATGCACTACAAAAGAGACTTCCAAGCAGATCCGGACGGTACACCACGTAACATTTGGAAAAGCCGGACCACGGCCCTTACCTATCTGTACAGGCCAGACACTACGGATGAATATGCAGAAGATATGTTGATGGCAGCCGTATTGTATGGCTCTTATGTATCAACAGAAACAAACGTGACCGTCATCCTGAAGAAATTCAGGGAATGGAAAGTTTGGGGATACATTCTCTACTTGATTGATCCAGTCACCGGAAGATTGAACGATTTTCCCGGAGTTCGAACACAGGGAGAAGAAAAGCAACGTCTTCTTAATTCAGTGCGTGACTATGTGAGATATGACATCCAAAGAGAATCATCACTGGAACTGTGTGAACAAATTTCCCAAGTTGAAACACCAGATGATCTTCCAAAGAACGACCTTGTGGCGGCGCTTGGAGTTGCGCTGATGGGGTCTGAATCACATTATGCAGACGTAATGGATCAGAGCTCAAATGTGTTTGACGGAACTGATTTATACGATTTTGCACTTGATGGAGAATAATTTATAGTTTTGCATCCAATGGATACAGTTATTACCGCTTACCCCAGTTCAAACGTTGACCCTAAAGTAAAGGCGTCAAAGGAATACGGGCTTCAAGTCTCTGAGGCTCTTTTGAACGACCAACGAGACCTTCGCTGGCAGTGGGGAGGAAATGACTACATGAACTTCTATTCGGTAATGAGAACTTACCTGGAAGGAAGACAAGATCCTACTCAGTACGAAAAGCGATTCAGGGGAACCAAAAAAGACGGAACGCTCCGCCGGGGATACAACAATATCTCGATGGAGATTCACCCCGAAGCCAGAAAGCACAGATCGACGCTTCATTCTGAAATCAAAAAGAATGAATACAACATTCAGATTGAATCACTTTCAAAGCAAGCCAGAGGAAAAAAGTCATACCTGAAATCTTTTCTGTGGCATGATTCACAGGAAAACGCCCTCCGTCAGCAGGTGGGCGTTCCGCTGAAAAACCACTACTGGACACCGGAGAGCCTGCCCGAACTTGCTATGTATGAGAAAATGGGCGGATTCAACCTTCAGTTTGAAACCGGCCTAAGCAAGATGGTTGAAAACGCTTTTGCTATTTCAAACTGGGAAGACTATCAAAGCGGAGTAGCGATTGATGAAATGCTGCTTACCAGTCACGTTTATGCGCGGATTCACGACAACAAAGACGGTTCGTTAGGATTTACGGTCATTCCGGCTCTTGATTTTAAAACGGCCTATATCAAAGATGAAACAGTAGAGCCGCCGTATGCCGGAAACTACGAATGGATGACCATGGAAGAGCTTATTCCAAAGCTCAAAGAGGCATATCCGGGCATGACTGATGAAGAAATTCTGAAAATTGCCAGGTCAAATTTCCAAAACAACAAAGGGTACAATCTCGACAATTATGTAAATCGAGATCCGGTTACTCAGCGGTTCCCGTACTATGACATGATGGTGCGTGTATTCCGTTTTTATTTCAAAAGCATTGACACCGAATACTGGACAAAGACCAGTGATGGCAAAATGTTCCCAGAGGAATACGGAAAGGTAGTTAACAAGGAAAACAAGAAGACCGAGACCTACGATTACACCAAGATTTATTGCGGTATCAGGGTTTGCGGCTTCCCGTATGTAGTAGACTATGGACAGGAGAAAAACCTAACATTTTTACCTGACGGATGCCCTGCCTTCCCTTATGTTCAGGTCTACACTGGGGACATTTCTATTGTTCAGGCATGGAAACCATGGCTGGATGAAATTCAGATGTGCGTTCTTAAACAAAGAGCGCTACGCCAGAGCGTAAAAGGCGAAAAAACCGTTTTTGACGTTGGTATTTTGGCAAACATGGACTTCGGCCATGGAATACTGAAAGGCGCAGACGTTGTTCAGTTGGCGGAAGACACCGGAAACGTATTCATTGCCACCAGAGGCGATACGCTTGGTAGAATTGACCCTAAATCCGGTATTTTCCACATTCCGCCGGTAGGTCAACAGGGTCTGGAAGTGATTCAAAGGCAAATTGACATTTGCACCATGCAGATTCAGTCGCTTGCCGGCCTTACCAACGCAGTAGCTGCAAATCCAGATCAAAGACCAGAGCTTGTTCGATTGGGAGAACAGGAAATCGCCGCTACACAGGGCGCTCTTTACGTCCTTATCAGCACATACAATCGCTTGAAGACAAGACTGGCTCAGAAAATTGCAGCCAAACTGATTCAGAAGATCAAGTATGTAAAGTCCGCACAGGAATACTATTCCCGCACCGTTGGCTCACAATACGTGCGTGCGGTGATGGAAGAAGAAGCACATTCACTGAATGAAATTGGTACAAAGATCATTGCCAAGCCGAGCGCAAGGGATAAGCAGTTCATTGAAACGCTTTTGGCTGAATCTATTAAAGCCGGTAAAAACGGATACGCTGGAGTTTCTACTTCGGATGCCATTTCAATCAAGAACGAACTTGAAAACGGAAACATGCAGATGGCAGCATGGATGCTCGCTGTATCTGAAGAACGCGCAGCAAGAAAACAGGCAGAGGAAAGATCCGCAGCGGCACAGGAAACATTCCAGGGTCAGCAGCAGTCAGCAGCCGTAGCCGAACAGCAAAAACAGAAAACCGAACAGATGAAAGCCCAACTGCTTGAAATGATTAATGGCAGCAAGATTCAAAAGCAGATGGAAGCAGACCTGACCGTTAATCAGCAACAACTTCAGGGAGACAAAGAGAAAATTGTCTTGGAAAAGTCTCTTGAAGGCGTAAACCAACCAGCCGCGTAAACAACAATTAATTTATAGCTATGGAAAACACTCAGATACCTGATGAATTGAAGTTCTCACACCAGATGGAAGGATGGGACGAGCAAACAACCGCCACAAAGGTTGAAGAATATTACACCGCCAATCCGGAGAAGAGACAGGCTCCAGGCGGAGATGGAGGCGAAGGTAACGGCGGGGCACAAAAACCTGCTGGAGAAGGTGCTGCGGCTCCGGCGGCCAATGCCGGCGCAAGTGCTGAATTCAACTTCTCAGAATTTGGAGAAGACATCAAATCAAAAGACGACCTGTTGGCGTATGTAAATGACGCCCGCGAATACCGGTCAAAGAAAACTGAGATCGAATCAACTTTTTCAACACTTCAGTCCGCGAAGAATCCTATTCCGGAGAAGTTTGCTCCCATGATTAACTTTTACAATCAAACAGGGATTGAGGATGAAAAAGCCATGAAGAACATTGTTGGCATGAGCAAGGATACTGTAAAACAAAATCCGCTGGCTGTTATTACAGCAGCAAGGCTTTTGGAAAGTCCTGAGCTTGCCGAAATGGGATGGGACAAAGTTTACAAAGCAGTTGCCAAAGAGCACGGCGTAAATCCCAACATTGAGGATGCCAGCCTGCTTGACGAAGAGGAAAAAGACACTCTTCAGATCAAGGCTATTGGCCTGTTTAAAAATGTTGAACAAAAATTGGAGGCAATAAAGTCGCCAAAAGATTTTTATTCATCTTTGCAAGAGCAAAAAGCAGAGGCAGATAAGCTGGCCGGAGAGAATTTTGAACAATGGAAACCGGTGGTTCAAAAAGTTCTTTCCGAAAGTTCAGCACCTCGGACGATAAAAATAACTGATCCAGAACTCGGAGAATTATCGCTGTCAGTAGCAGTCGGTGAAGACACGGTAAAAAATGCTCTGAGAGCCATGAATCAGTTGTTCGTATCAACAAAGCCTGATGAAAAAGGCATTAACATCGTGCAGCAGGCCATACTCCGTAGCGCAATGGACGAGGCAGGCATCGCAAAGTTTCTCCAAGATAACCTTTCTGCCCTGAAAGACAAGGTGAAAGGTCATTACTTGGCAGAGGCGAAAAAAATCGCAGCGAACGGAGGTGATCCGTTTGCGTCGCTGGGAAGAACGGCGGCCCCTGTCGGCCAGTCAGCATTCGAACAAGCGTTTGGATCCTGATTGAAAATTTCCGCCAAAAACCACACAACTTTAAACGAAAATGGCAATTCAACCCGCAAACTCATACTCCGGCCAGGTCAACCAGCACACTTGGATGACAGGTCTGGACATCGTTACTCCGCAGTTTGCGTCAAAAATGATTGACGCTTACGGTAACGACCCGTATTACAAAGAACTTGTGTTCTGGAAAATGCAGGGCGCACGACGCATTGTAAACAACTCCGACGGATGGAACTGGTTCGACGAACTTCCTTTCAACGAGAAAATCGTTGTTAAGGCTGACGCAGGAACAGCGACAACCACACTGGTGTTTACGATCAACACATCCCTGATTAACACCCTGGGATCACAACGAAGCATTTACCCTCGTATTGGCGACCGTATCATTGATATGGGTCCAACTGTCAATCGTGGTCAAATCACCAACATCGTTGACGGCGGTACTGACTTCACAATTACAGCAGTGTCTTCTCAGGGCACAAACTGGACTGTGCCTTCAGCCGGTAAGGAATACGCGATCTACACCCTGGCAGAACAGGAAGACGCGCAGTCACTTCCAGATGCTAAGGACAGCTACGTGGAAAAGCAGTCTGCCAAGCTCCAGCGCTTTGCTGAAAAGATCAAAACCACTGCCGACGTTCTCACCGACCAGCTCTGGATCAACACTGACGAAAACGGAAACGCTATCGCCATGTGGGGAGACAAGCAGGTTATGGACTGCGAACGCCGCATGGCAGTTCAGCAGGCAGGCGCAATGTGGCTCGGAGCCTACACTTCTGCAACTGGTCAGGCAATGACCACACGCGGTATGTGGGACGCCTTCTCCACCGACGCTACACTGGTAAACTACACCGCCGGCGCAGCCACCCTCGCTCAGCAGCGCACTGTGATTGACACCGTAAAAGCCAATGGCGTTTTCGGTCCAATTATGAACATGTACCCAAAGACCACTTACCGTGCGTTCCAAGGCATGTTTGTGTCTCAGTCTGCCGTGACCGACCTGAACGTAAATCAGTCTATTGCTCACACCGAGCAGTTGCTGTTCGAAAACGTTCCTCAGTCTGGTAATGGTTTGCTCCGTCGTTTCGACGTGAACACGGCCATCCTCGACGGCGTGACGCTGAACAACCGTCAGCTCAACATCTCCTACGATGCAAATCGTGTGTTTGGTGTTGACCCGACAAACAACCTTTTCCTTACTGCGGGCTTTGTAGCACCAGCAGTTCGCGTGAAGGACGGAAACAACAATCCTGTGGGTATCATCGAAATGGGGTACAAGTCTCTTGGCAAGTACAACCTGATCGGTAATACTGGTACACTTGGATGGTTGGCTGACGGCGGACCTACCAACGAGGCTAATGAACGCGCATTCGGTATGCGCTCATTCATGGGCTTCGGACAACGCGCTCTTTCTCAGTGCGTGTATTTGCAGAAACCGTAATTATCAACCTGAAAACGGGAGGGGTATAAAAGCCCCTCCTTTTTTCATTAAACACAGCAAATAAGCTATGATTTACAATGAAAAAGGCGTCCGGCTTACTCTGGACAAAGAACTGAAACCGTTTTTGGAAAAAATCGAGCAGGATTACCCAGGTTTCAAAGACGGAAAGGCATCGGTAATTATCGAGGCCAAAGACAGTGCTCGAATCACCAGGCAGATTTATGCCGGCGGAAAGTCCACGGAAGAATCAAAGATGGTGCGATCATCCAAGTCAGCGCCAAGACCGCAAACGCTTACCAATGATGGTTTTTATCTGGATGATCTGAATCAAAAACAGACTGTTTTCTATTCCGATGTTCCTCCGCGCTTCAATGCCGCAGGTATTCCAGACTTTGATGCCGTTTCAACGCCCATCGTCATTTATGACGGAGCACGTTTCGGCAAAGAAGAAGTTGAAAAGGCAATTTTTGTGTATTGCATGTTTCCGGGAATTCATGGCGGATCTCACGTAAATCACAATTCGCGTTTTGAATTTGTGCATCCTGAGAAGAAAGCCGCCACCAAGCGCCGTCCGTCTCCGGAACGCATTCTGGAGCAGGAAATCCTGTTTGAAGAAAGCTGCATGAAGTACGAACATGCTCTTGCGATCATGCAAATTCTCCACTTGAAGTCTGCAGGAAACGAAGACCTCGACCGCGACAATCTCTTTGAATATGTGAAAGCGATGAAAGATCGTAGCGCATACGAAAAAGCAAAAGCATCTGCCATTAAGGAAATGCCGAAGATTGGGTCAAAAGAAGTTTCTTCTTGCGTGAATGCCGGTGTGAAATCAGGCGTGATTTATGAAGAAGAAGGAAAGTGGAAATTGAAAAAATCCGACGTTCTTTCCATTGATTTGTGCCTGGTAAAAGGAGATACTGATAAAGAGAAGAAGTTCAATCTGGGAGAAGAACTTTCCCTGAATCCGGCTCTTTTCGAAGAGGTTTCTGCCGTGGTGAATTCGTAAGAAAAAACTGCTGAAAATAAATTATCAAAGGGCGGCGATTATGCCGCCCTTTCTTTTACATTTGAACCCATCATGGCACTATCACAATCTTTTAGTCTGGAATTCAACGACAACGACAATACAGGCGTTGTTACCGCGCTCACCGATTACCTCACTGATTACGGAATGAATTTGGCGACACTTGGAGCCAAAATCATAGGGTCTCTTTTGGGTCCCGACGGTACTGCCGTAATAACATGGACGCCGGCGGCTCCGTGTATCAATCTTGGAGGCGGCGCAACACAGTCGGCCCCGATTGATCTTCCAACGGTAGAGAATGCCGGTGTTGACAGCATTGCTCCCGGAGAATACACGCTGAATCTTCAGCTTTACCTGAATCCAGCAAACATCAACGTTGGTGTGACTGGTGCTCCGGATAACCGGTATTTTGCAAACAACAACTGGCTTTATCAGTTCTTGGAAGCCGGTGACGCATTCACGGTATCTGGTGCAGCGAACCCAGGAAACAACGGCGCAAGGGTTGTGGCGTCTACTGAATATTCAGATCCGCAGTCTCGGATTTATGTTTCAAACACACTGACAACTGAATCCATCGGCGGACCTGGCATTGCATTTACTATTGCACATGATGCATGGTCTCAGGCATACACATGGAACCCATGCGTTCAGGTTGTTCCGGTTCTCAACACACAGTACAGTTGTCGTTCCGGCCTTTATGGATACATCACCTCTTCAGACGAAACCGTTTATGGAGATCAGCAGCTTGTTTCCTCTTCACTGCGATTCATGCACCCGCAGTGGACAAAGATTCCATACAATACTTCCGACGTTGTTTTCAACGGCACGGATGCTCCGGTGACTGGAACGGTAAGTGAATTGTATGAAGGACCATGGCAAATTCAGTTGTCCGGAACCGTGACGTACACGCAGAATGACGGGCTGATTGTGACTTATTCATTCACGAAAATTGTCACTGAAACAGTCATTTGCTCTTCCAGCCTTTGCGGGATTCAAAAATGTGTTCTGGAACTTTTGGCAAAAACACAACAGGACCTTTCCTCCGGCGGAACATCTGCCAACCTTGCTTCACTTATCAATATCCTTACCTGGCTGAATATGGCATGGGTATCTCAGGACTGCTCAGACTGGGTGAAGTACAAGGAAATGGTTGACCTTATTAATGAGGCGATCGGGTCGCTTGGTTGTTCCTGCGGATGCGATGAAAGCACGTATAAGAAGATTCAGAACCTTCCTTCCGACGAGATCACCTACTTGGAGACACTGAATTCATTGATTCAGTGGAGACTTTACGACGGTGGCGGCAACCCTCCGACGGTAAACGATGATGCTTCTGCGGGTGTTCAGATTTACGCGGTGTGGACGGACAAACAAAGCGGCATTTCATACCGATGCACAGACCCGACCACCGGCGCGGCGGTTTGGGAGGTTTATACTGTTTCCGGCCCTAATTTGCAACAAGTCATTGATGCGGGAAATGAGGCTAAAGTTTCGGACTCGTTTGGGGCTAAATATGCTATTTTCCAAAATGAAGCCGGTCAGCAAATAGGAACCATTCAAAACAACAACGGCGAAGAAGCTGTTTTTACGTCTGGAAATTCAGGAATTAATACGCCTCAAACAACGTATAAGTCTGCAAGTGAAGACACAAATTCTGCAGACAACGGTTCTAGCATTCAAGTTTTTCATCCAACGCAAGCAGGTGAAAACAAAACAGTTACAAAAGGATACAACTTTAGCATTGTTTCTTCAGCGCCTACGATTGATTGGGATGTTGCTCATGGATGGGCAATAGGAGCTATTGTAGAATATAATGGAACAAGATATGAATGTATAGGAAACAATATCGGGGATGCAGAGTGGATTCCTTCTGCGTCGCCAGCACAGGTTCTTTCTGTTTATGACAATCTTGTTGCTGAAGGAACAAACAGTTCGACAACATCTGTTATGCAGTATGGAGTAAACGTATTCAGGACCATTACGGCTTCTGATTACTGTACAAAACTGCCACAACCAGTAACAGGAAAGTCAACGATCGTTGTAAATATGACAAACGCTATGCTTGTCCTTTATCCCTCGAACCCAGGTGGGCAGATAAACAATTTGCCAATAGACACGCCTGTACTGGTTCCGCCCGATGGGAAAAGCTACGAGTTTATTTGCATCGAGAATCCTCTGCCTGGCGCTTGGACTTGGACGCCACCCGCAACAGCGCAGTATGACAGTGGAGACATTATTTCAAACACGTCTGGTGGCTTCAATATGATTATGGCCGCAAACAATGCCAATCAAGTTGAAAGAACAAGCGTTTATGCAGGAACGGGATATGCCTATAACGGGCTTCTTACTCCAAACATAATGATTGATCCGGCACCAACAACACCTCCAGGACTTCAATCTGTTATGTTTAAAGAAGGTACTCCGTGGCTTGGTATTACCAAAATTAAGTGGTACACAAATTTGAGCGCAACGGGATTTACAGGAGGCCTTCTTACAAGTATGGCAACAGCAAAAAACCTTTACGACCCGTCTACCGGCGCTTTTGTTACGGTAGATGGAATGTCTGCGGGTACTTTGCCCGCAAGCGGAGGAAATACATACGCTATGGCTGGAGCAACATTAGGGGTGGGTGATTTGACTGCTAATGTTGGTGATGCAGGAACCGTTTGGGGCGAAGTGTTTTACAACAGCGCTCAAATTGGAGGAATTTCTGTCATTGGTAATGTCTACCAAGGACAAATAGACAACCCTTACAATCCGGGGCAAACAGTTGACCAATGGATTTCCGGCGCACTTGGCGTCTTTTTCAGAAACAACCAAGTTTTGACAGGTTTTAAATGGAGATTTTTTGTTGAACACTATTAATGGCTAACCTGATTAACATAGGTGACGTTTGGAACCGAGTTCTGCTATTGATCGGAAAAGATCAGTATGGACAGGCGTTTTCTCCGATGAAGTTCAATCAATCATTGCCATGGGCAGACATCGAGGTTTTGGACGGGTACATCAAGGACTACGAAAAGACCAGGATACTTTCCACGAACCTGATTCATTTGTTCAAGACATACGGAACACCGGAAACTCCAAAACTATCAGTAGACAGCTTCGGCAGGGTGATTCTTCCGGATGATTTTTACTATCCATCCAGCGGGTATTCATCCACGTTCCTGAATAAGAACTGTCAGGCATCTAGGGAGTTCAACAACTTGGAATTTTTGGATGATGCTACCTTTAATTACCGGAGATCAACAAAAGTCCTGAAGCCAAAGGCCAAATATCCGATTGCTTGTTACACCACTGTTTTCCAGCAAGATTTGCAGGGAAATGAAGAATATGTACCGGCTCTTATGGTGGCTCCGGCCAACATCAAGCAGATTGGTCTTACCATCCTGCGCCGTCCGGTTCCGGCGGTTCTCGGATATACAGTTTCAAACGGTACTGTGATTTATGATCCGACAACATCTACTCAACCTGACTGGCCTGAATCAGCTTTGGATGATTATGTAGAAGCGCTGGTTCGAGTTATTTCCAGAAGCATCCATTCTCAGCAGGATCTTCAAAATTCATTTGTTCAACAATCAAGACAAGGAACTGAATGATAGTAAAGCAGGCAGCAATAGAACTTGTTCAGATTTACCTTGCCGGAGGTGACGCGCCAGCGGATATTCGGGGAACCTATCATCCTCAATCAATCGAGGCTGCTCTTGGTGTGGTTTATGACGATCTGGTTTCGGACAACCCCGCCGCTGCGGAAGCAATGGCGATCACCGAGGATATTACTGTCAGCACAACTGCAGCGTACAACAAAACAGCGCTGGCATATCCCCCGATTGGTCCAAAAGGTGTTTTTTACATTTCTAGCGGCGTTCAGCGCTTCAATATCGTTCCGGCGGCAAAGTTCTTTGTATATCAATCCATGTCACCTGGAATACCGGTAGCAAAAGTTGAAGGAGAATATATCTCGTTTTCTACTACACCGGTAAATTCGACCGCCAGCGTATTGTACATTCCGAATTTCAGTGAATTGGACTATGATGCGCCGGTGATTCTTCAGGGCAACGAAACAAAATGGCTGGATCTTGTTGTTCAGCGCATGAGGGTTCAATCACTGCCTGAAAAGCAGAATGATTCACACAGAGATATGATGCAAGCTAAAGCACGCAGATGAACAACGCAGTAAGAATATCCAACATACAGAGCATTTGTGATTCAGTCATAGATCAAATGACTGAATACGGCATGTCTGGAAGTGACAGTGCATGGTTGATGAATATTGCCATGGCGTATTATTCAGATCGTCTCCGGGGCTTTCACATGCCATCACTGAAGACGGTACATTTTCCCATCACGCTGAAAACACGCGTATGGTCTTTTCCCTCGGATTATATCCGGTACACCAAAATTGCATACCGCATGGCCGGGTGGAATGCCGGCATGATTCATATCCTCGGATTGAATGAGGACATTGACCTTTCTCAGCCGATTGCCAAATGTGAAACGGAGATCACCCAGGATTCACCAAATCAGAATCTTGGATTTTACCTGTCTCCATACGGATTGAACGGAACAAGCACATGGGTTCCGGTTCTGTATGGACAAGGCGGCGGATATGCCTTGAATTACTACCGCCCAGATTACCAGAACAACTGCATCCGGTTTTCTGAGAATCTTCGCGTGGGAGATACGTTTATTGAATACCTGTCTTCCGGCGCCGACGTTAATCCAGGCACATTGGTTCCGCAAGCATATCGCGCTGCGTTTGAAGCGTTTTTGATCTACCGTATATGCCAGCTTCGCCCGAAAGTGCGTGCATTGGCAAAAGATATGGTTGCCGTATTCAAAGACGATTACGAAAGAAGGCTGTTTGATTCAAACTCATTGGCGAAAATGCTGACGGAAAACGAGGGTCAGGATATGGTATGGAGATCATCCGGATTTGCGATCAGATAATATGGCAGGAAGAAACGTTGACATATACTTTGGGGGCAAACTGAATTCAGATGATGAAGACAGGGTTATTCCCAACGGAGACCTTCGAGACGCATATTACCTGCGCGTAGGGTCTATTGAAAAGTCCGCTGACGGTGCACGCACATCCTTTCTGGGAAATGAAAGCGTAGAGATCAGCGCAGACTTTTTACCCAATGGCACAAATACATGTATTGGCATGGCGCCATGGGTAGAACAAAAGGCCATGGTTGTTTTCTACCATAATTCAAACGGGTTTCACAGCATCATTGTGTTTTTCAATGAGATGAACCTGTATTATGCGCTGATAAGTGGTCCGCAGCTCAACTTTGATCTGAATTACCCGATTATCTGGGCGCATATTTCCAACAATCTTCTTTCGTGGACTGATGGCCGGGAAGATTCTCAGTTTTTCTTTGACGATCCGGAGCCGCTGAATACCGGCAGGCTGTTCAATCCGCCGATGCGAATAAATGTGCAGGATGCTCTTGACGGCCTGTACAACTACATTGATTTAAGAAGCATTGAAGCACTGAAGTGGCCGCCATGGAAGGGGCCGGCAGTTGCTTACGGAACGGAACCGGATAAGCCGAACTTTATCAAGCAGCTTTCATTCGAGTTTGCCTATCAATTTGGTTATGCCGACGGCGAATGGTCAACTTATTCACCTATATCAGATATGGCCCTTCCGGTAAATCAGGACTGGGTACAGGGGCCGGATTACGCTACTCCGTGGAATGACAACTACATTGGGGTGACTATTCAGACCGGTCCTTACCGGGTGAAGAAGCTGAGAATAGCGGTTCGGACAAATGGCGGACCATGGTTGGTATGTTTTGAACTTGATAAGGTGATAACCGGAACCCCTGACGATGATGTTTATGAATACAAGTTCTTCAACAACAACGCACTGAAGCCGGTTACTTCGGAGATCAATGAGCTTGGTATTTTGTACAACAACAGCAACATGCCGCAGGTGGTAGGTGCTCAGGAGTACATGCAGACCAACGAACTTGCGTATGGAGACTTTTGGCAGAACTACGACAATGTAGAGGTTGATTATACGCTTTCGCATACGTGCCATGAAATAAAGAATTACAGGTGGAATTTTCAGACCCTTTATATCTACGGTCTGAATGATATGCCTCTTTCTTCCGCAGAAATAGTGATAGGAAGCGAAGTGACGGCTGGGTACACAACATTTAATTTTTCTCCAGGAGACACCTATACTCTTCAGGTTGAAATAACAACTCCGAACCTTGGCTTTGTTCTTTTAACCTATACGCTTACAGAGCAAAACATTGCCGATGCGCTTACTCAGCCTACTGTTGCGCTTCAGGTAACAGCGGTTCAAGACATAATTGCGGAAGCGTGGGCGAATCAGATCAATGAAGAGTTTGGGATTGTGTTTGTTGAGAAAAACAACACTTTTGGCGGTCTTTTTTCTACTGTTCAGGCAATAAATCCAGCCACACAGACTTTTGTGATTGTTCCGTTTGGTGTAGTCGCTCTTAATGACCCATCAAACAAAAACCGGCCAACCCGTCGCTCTGGATTACAACGAGAAGTCAAACAGGGCTGGAACTATTACTTGGCTCTTCAGTATTATGATCGCGGATTAAGAGACGGGACAGTTCAAAAAGAAGCCAGGCAGGAAGATGTTTTGATAAACATTCCGTTTCCTTCACTGGAGGAGGCCAGAGATGCTTTTGTGAATCGGGACAATCCGTATTACGTGACGGTGAACATGACGATCAATAATCTTCCGCCTATCTGGGCTGATTCATATCAGATCGTAGTTCGCTTTGCTCCATTCAGAGGCGTTCAGTTATCGCTGTTCCGCTTGGAGGTTGACCCTGGATTCCAAAACGCATACAAGATCACCTACGACGACCTGTATCAGAAACAATACGGTGCCAAATACGATTATGTTCCGCAGGTAGGCGATATTGTCCGGTTCATCCGGAAAAACCTGAATTCAGCGACAACAGATCCCGCGCCATACACAGACAGCTACAATGAAATGCAGGTATTGAAGGCTAGTCTTTCAGAAGGAGTAGGAGATCGTCCGTGTATCTGGGTTTCTCAGTTTGATTTAGGCATTCTCGGCTCAGAAACATCCAATGAATTAGGGTACACATCACAGATATTTGAGATTTTCCAGCCACCGGTGATTGATGAAAACGCTCCGTGGTGGGAAATTTATGATGGAGAAATAGGTGATGCTCACCTGACAACCAGGTATCACAAAGGCGGAGGATTCAGCACTATGCAAGACGTTCTTGGAGGGTGTCCGGTCGGAAGCACGTTAGTGGCATACCTAAACATGGGCGCTTATGTGGGAAACCCAAGGGCCACAACAATCCGATTGACAAACTCTAACGGAGACGTTCAAATTATTGAAATTCCTTATATTTTGGAAGGTGCGCCCGGACAGTATTATTCTGCTCTTGCTGACGCTACTTTGTATGATTTTTCTGACACAGCAGGGGGCAAAATTGAATTTGTTCTAGACCAGATCAACGTATCAGAATCATCCGCTGCTCCGGCGGTTGTGGCGCTTGACTGGGGCAACGTGTATTATCGCCAAAGACTGAATGATTCAGCCCTTTCCGGTTCGTTCTTGGTTGCCGCGTATTCATACATCGAGGATCCTGCAAGGTCTGATTTTTACATTTCGGACTTTTATCATTTGGGAAGACTGGCGGTAGAAAACCCAGAAAACAGGAGGTATCATTACAAAGCAGACGCAATTCACAGCGGAACGATCATCGACCAGACCCTGCTGAATAACCTGTGCAATTTCAACGGCACAAAGAACCGGATCAGCCTGAATGAAAAGAACGGCACGATCAGGGCAATGAAATACAGTGGTAAAACACTGCATGTAATTCAGGATATTGTTACTACGCCGGTCTACACCGGAACGTACAGTGTTGGGGCCGACGGCGCTGTTTCTCAGCCCGCGTTTGTAAGCACGACCTTCGGCGCTCCAGGCAAAGAGGTGCCGTATGGAACTGTTCATCCAAGAACTGTGCGTTTGATCGACAACCAGCTATTTTTCTTTGATTTATGGCGGAAGACTTGGGCCAAACTTACCGACGGCGGACACTATTCAATATGTGACGGTCAATTCAAGTTCTCCAAATTTGCTTTTGAATGGAGCGATCAGTTTTCGTCTGTGTCATTTTTCCAGCCAAAGGTATTTTCGGTGATTGACCCATTAAACAAGGAGTACATCACATTTTACAAGCCGTTCTTCGGGCAGATAAACGCCATTGTATTCAACTACGAAAAAAATCAGTGGTCTCATAGGATAGATTACCCGATGGAATGGGGAGAAACACTTCTTTCTACTTTGATTTCAACGGACGAATGGCAGTTGTACAAGCACAATCAGGGAGAGAATCTGAATTTCTACGGAACCGTTTATGGTCCACCTTCTTTGACCTTTGTGTTTAATCAGGGTCCAAACGTGATGAAAAAGCCATTGGCGATTGGCCTGAAGACAAATGCTCTTTGGAAAGCGGAGGAGATCACTGTGCCGGCTACCATAAATTACCCAAATGGAATGACCAGCGAAATACCATCCGCAGTCTTCCGTCCGATTGAAGAATTTATCTGGGCTCCGTACCTGAAAGACAAGAGCAATATTGTTCCGGAGATTCCGGACCTTGATTCAGCAGATAAAGCACTTGTTTCCGGAAGAGACCTGATAGGCTCTTCGATTACACACAAGATCACCGCTGATGATGCAGAAGCAGAATGCGTGATATTTTCAGCAAACATTGAATTCGATTTACAACGTGAACCTAAATAAATTTGCCACATGATAGATCCGATGACAGCAATGATGATCGCTCAGCTTGGTATGAGCGCGATAAATATGGGGATGGGAATCAGAGATCGACGCGTGGGAAAAGACATGCTCGAAGGATTGATTGATCCGCAGGCCACCATTCCTGATTCATCCAAAGAAGCACTAGCAAGGGCACGCAACCTTGCTGCTTCATTCAGCATGCCAGGCCAAGACTATCTGGAAAACAACCTTGATATGTCACTTTCCAGCGGCATGAGCACAATGGCTCCAGGTGCTTCCGGAAGTGCTGACTACATGAATGCAGCTCTTCGTCTTTTTGGAAACAGAATGAGAAGCCAAAATGAAATTGGATTCAGAGCGGCTGAAAACTACATGGGGCGCCAGAGTTTCTTGAATCAGGAACTTTGGAGAATGGGCGAAGAGGAAAAACGTCTTTTCGACATCAATACCATGCAGCCGTTTATGCGCAAGATGGATCAGGCGTACAACATGATCGGAAACGGGAACAATTTGATCGGCGGCGGATCTTCTCAGGCTATGAGTGCACTGGGAGGATATGCGCAGAACAAGCAAATTGACGCTTACCTGAATTCATTGAACAAGTCCACAACAGGAAACACCAATAACAATCCACTGACGGCAGCGCCGGTGGAGAACTACGGAGTGTTTAGCGCATACGTTCCCTCGGACTACGGAAACATTACTGCATCTACACCAATATACGACGCTGCGGAGATTCAACTTGATTAACGATGGCACTAGAACCTAATTCACCATATCGCGGGATAAAATCTCCGGTTCCAAGTCCGATGCTTGGCGGGTCATTTAATATTGACCAGTTTTGGAGCGCGTACAACACGCGAAAAATGAACATGATGGTGCAGCAGGCTAACCAGCAGGCAGCAAACCGAAAAGCCTTCCGGGAAAATTACAGCCTGGACAAACTTTATCCAAAGGAACTGTATGCGCCGACACGCGACCAAGTTGTAAAAGAAATCGACGATTTAGCCAAAAGAAAGGCTGAACTGGAATCTTCCGGAATAGACCTTTATCAGAATCCGGAATTTGAAAAGGAGTTTGCCAATACCCGCGCAAGGATTTTGGGGCTTCAATCCGCCGGAAAGGAAATTCAGGACATGACAGAGGCCGCCGGTAAGATCGTGGAAGAGAATCCAGACCAGTTCAACTACAATGATTACACAAGCATCCTGCAGAACGCGGTGGCTATTCCAGATCCGTCTAAAAAGAAAGAATACCTTCAGGGCGCATTTGCTGAATTTTTCACACCCAAGTTTGACCCGGTAGAATGGGCCGCTGAATTGATCCCGAAACCAGAAACCAACGGAGCATATACCGAAGTTTCCAAGGAAGATTTTATGGGACCGGCAGTGATGAAATTATCCAGAAACAAAGCAGAACTTGATTCAGCACTGAAACAGGCCAAGGACGCGGGTATGCCACACGAAACCGTTCAGGACGCGGCAGAATACATCTATAAATCAAACGAGGACGAGTTTTACAGGAACTACAAGCCCGGAAAAACGAACAACAGTGAAGCAGCCAAAGAAGCAAAACTGGCCGCAAGAAACTTCGGTGCCGGTGGTTCAAAGAAATTCACCATGGTTCCTCAGTCCAAGTATCCAACAAGTGAAGGACGGGCAGACTACGTGGCATTTGAAGGTCTTACACCGCAGCGATACGAGACGCCAGATGGAGGAAACCTGATACTAGGAGGACAGGTAAACGCATTTGTCGGAAATGATGGCAAGTGGCATCTTCAAGGTGAATCCATGAAGGTTGTCGGTCAATCACCCATAAGAGAGGGAGTTGATTTATATCAACAGAAGGCAGAGATGGCGGCCAAATACGGCGTATCAGAAGACAAAGTGATCGCCGATAAAGGTGTTTTGACCGCGTATGGCTCAGGAACAATGCAAGTAGTTGATCTTGATCGCAACGAGGCGTCATTCAAGGCGGCATCCGGAAATGCGGACTTTTATGGCGGGGTAAAAAACTGGGAAGCGCAGACCGACCTTTCGGCAAACAAGCAAAAGGCATCAGCATATTCTGGGGAGCAAAAATCAAAAATGGCAGAGGCGCTTGCTACAAATGAAGCATATCTTTCCAGCCTGAAAAAGCTCGACCCGAAAGCGTCGATCATGGACGACAATGAAAGCAAAAGTGTTGCGAAAGCGATTAAGAGAGTAGAAGAGGTGATCGCAGACCTGAAGAAGAAAGGAGCGTCGTCACAAGAAAAAGGAAACTTTAACCCCGAAATAGACCCGAACTAAAGCATGGGAAAAAAGGTAGAAACCGGACAGCCATACAGCCAAAAACTTTATGGTATTATGAAAGAAGCGTATGGAGACAAATTCACCCATACACCTGAATCATTTGATGAAAAGATCAGCAATGATCCGGAATATCAAAAGAAGATATACGGCGTAATGAAAGACGCCTACGGGGACAAATTCACGCACACCCCCGAATCATTTGTCGAAAAGCTAAAGGGGGCGGAACCAGGCAGCGCGGCGGGGTCTGGTCAAGGTTCAAACGCGCCGCAAAAGCCTTCTATTCCGAGTGGAGAAGAAATTGCTAGTCATGCGGACAAGATTGTTGCGCGAAACAAAGCCGAGGGAAGGAATGAACTGGGGAAATTCAGCGAACAGCAATACCAGCAGAAGCAGGCTGAAATTAAGGCGCTTGCCAACCAGTACGAAAATGCTCAGATAGGCGCTAGTAACGCTATGAGCCTGAAGACAAACTTCGAGGCAAAAGGCCAGAAGGAAGTGGAAAGGTTTATTTCCTATGCCGGTGTTCCCGGAGCATGGGCGCCTACCGTAAACGAGCAGAGAGAACAGATCCGCAAGGCCAACGAGGAGATTGATCGTTTGGTTACGCCGGCAAAGACATGGGCTGAATCCAACACAAAGAAGATGGGCCCTATTGTCAACGAACTTGCTGAGAGCATGATCGGAAACGACGTCGGCAAATTCACCATGAAGTCCAAAAGCGGGCACGTCGTTGTGAATCCAGAGGTTGTGGACGAATACGCCACCAGACAGGCAGCCATGTATGGGCTTGGTGAAAACAGCAGCTTCAAGAAGTTGCTTTACAACACCATGATCGCCACGGTAGACATGAAGATGATCGAGCCGAGGGCAAAAGAAATTTTCAGTCCGTATGAAAAGGCGTTCAAAAAAGAAGTGAATGCCGACATGGATGCGAAATTCACTACCGACGAAGCGGAGAGGCTGAAATATGATGCCGCCACCGGCGCTCTTTTTAATCAAATACAGAAGCAGGCTGAATCAGAAGCACTGCCAGTATTTGAGCAACAGAAAAAGGCAAAGGAGCAACTGCAGCAACAGGCAAATGCGCTGAACGCGGAGTACAATGCCAGACTGGAAGAGCTGAACAAGCAATTTCAGGCCGGTGCTATTCCGTTGGATCAGTACAAAACGACATTTGACCAGATCAAAAATGAAGGTGACGCCAAGATCGCGGAAATTCAGAAAGCGAGTTCGACACTATACGATCAGGCCACAACAAAGCTGAACGAGATCAATTCCCGGTATCAGAACCAATACAAGCAAGCGGCAGAAGCCCTGAAAAAACAGGCTGATGCACGCATTAAGCAGGCCGAGGAGAAGTTTCTTGCCGAATACCAAGTGTCTCCAGAGAAGGCTGCTGAATTTTCACAGAAGTATTCGGATGCTTACAAGCAGGCGGCGGAAGAGAGAATGGCATCTATGGACGCCACCGAAAGACAGGCATTTGAAGCCGGTCTTCTCACGGCTCCATTCGCGCAGCTTGGAAGGTCATTTATGAATGGATTTGGAGGAAGCCTGAAGGCACTTGCTACTTCCATGGATATTCCTGAACTGGAAATGTACGGTGACTACCTTGCTCAAAAGAACATGGTTGCCACGCCGAAGAGCGACAAAGTTTCAGACCTTTTTGATCTGAAAAACCTGATGACGCTGACCGGACAGCTTGGAGGAGGAATGACGCCAAGCATTTTGGCAAGCACAACGGCAGCGATGACAACCGGCGGACTTGGAATGGGCGCTTCGGTTCAAATGCTTGCCGCTTCGGTTGCTGGATTCACTGCTGAATCCGCCGATATTGCTGGCCGCGCATACAACGACGCATTTGAACGCTCCGGCGGAAATGTAGCCAAGGCCAAGGAAGCAGCGCAGAAGAGCTTTGATTCACAGCTTGATATTATGTGGGCGTATGCCTTCGAGGGTCTTCCGTTTATTTCAAAAGGTCTTTCAATGGTTCCTACCGTTGGCGGACGTATGCTTGTCGGCGGAGGTATCGAACTTTCAACTGAATTGATTCAGGAAACCCTGCAGAACATCGCAGAGAAGAATATTTCCGAAGGCAGAAACGCATGGGAAATGGTGGACATGACTGACGGAAAGGTTGGGACGCGTCCTATGAATTTCGGTGACTTTATCAAGCAGGCACAGGACACGTTTGTGCCGATCGCTCCGGTGGCTATTCTTGGGATGGCCGGTCAGGTAAATTCTACCGGTAACAAGCAGGAAATGGTAAACGCCATTACTGCACAGGCATCCAAAGACGTTCTTTCCAATGTGATTGAGGGCCAATCTACCCAGTTTGTCTACAACACAGTATTCAATAAGGGGTCTAAATTCACAAAGGCCGCCATTGACAACCTTTTTACTTCTGGACAGATCGACAAGGCGCAGCGTGACGGCATGATTGCCGACGTACTTCAGGCTGAGAAATATCAGGAAAAGGCAAAAGCTCTGAAGTTGAGCCCGAATGATGCTTCGATTTATTCATGGATTTCATCCAGGGCAGATGAAGCACTTGCTAAGGCAGCGCAGTACGCGGACGATCCGGTATTGGCAAAAGTCTTCGAAGAACAAGCAAAAGACTACCAGCAGCAGGCGGCAGACTTCATTAATGGAAAGGATCCTGAATTCTTCTCAATCAAGTATGCGGACGGAAGCGAGTATCTGTTTTCAACGGCGGATGCTGAGCAAGTATTTACCAATCCTGATTTAGTTGCTCAGGTAGCTACAAAAAGGGTTCGTATTGCCGCATTTGGCAAGGGTGCGGCTACTATGCTGAATCATCTGAATGAAGGAATCAAGGGCTTTTTCGAGAAGAGAAAGGCTGCAAAAGCGGCGGTTAAGCCGCAGGCAACTGATTCAGAGAATACGGAAGAGAAGCCGGATGTAGAAGCATTGATGAATACCCCGGTAGAGAGCGTAGAAAGCGACGAAGAAAAGGCAAAGATCATTCAGCAAGTTCAGGAAGGATATATTCCCGAGATCGAAGAAGTAGAAGAGGGGAAAGCTCCGGTGAATCCGCAGGGACCTTCTATGATCGCGCAGCCGGTGTTCAATCCGTTTTCTGCTGTTGCACGGGAGATTGAAGGGAATAAAACACCCGACACGTCGAAAACAGGCGAAAAAATCGACACGTCTGCCGGTAATGTTGATTCAATCGACACGGCAGATAAAAAGGCGGATATAGAAAGCAGAAGAAAAGACATAATTAGTAGAAAATCAACGCCGCAAGAAAAATTTGAATTTTTAGAAAGCATACCAGAAGGAACAATATTTAAAAACGAGGATGGAGATGCCTTAATAGTCAGAAAAAAAACGACGAAAAGGGGAACAGAATCTTACCAGTTGATACCGTTGTTTTTAAATGAAAACGACGTATGGGAAGAAAACACGTCAGGCATAGCAATAACAGAAAAAAGAGCCAACGGAGAATACAATGTTAATGCTGCGCTTCCGCAAATATTTACATCTGATGTTGAAGTTGTTTTACCAACCGACGCCGAATACGACGCGGAGCTTGCTGCTTTAGAAGGTAAGTCTACGCCTGCTACCAACGAGATCACCAACGAAGACATTCTCCGAACTGCATCGCCAATAGGCAGAAGACTTGCAGAGATCAACAATGAACTTTCCAATCTGGGATACAAGTTCGAAGTTGATATGAGTGGAGAAGAATTCAACTTGGTTGATTCAAAAGGAAACATCGTTGACAAAGAAGACATTCCGGACAACATTAATCCGCTTGTTCAGCAATTCATTGACCTTGCTTCCAGGCTTGAAGGAGCCATTGGTGACGCTCTTACTTCTGACGTAGCAAACGCCGGTGAAAAAGAATTCCAAGGAGAAGAAGCACAGGCAGAAGAGGTTCCTGCAGCACAGATTGAAAGCGGCAATAAAAATCCAGCGCCCATAAACACGAAGGACGTTAAAATTGTTCCGTATGTAAACGATTCTAAACTGCATTTCAACGACGTTGGGCTTGAAGTAGACGCTCGCGGTGGAGAAAGGGACAAAATCGGTACTGCAGGAGTGTTTGTGAAAGAACGAATTCATCAGTACGCAGACGGAAGAAAGGAAATTCATGTTGGTATCATGGGCAAAACAGCAGGCAGAACTACTGCCGCTGGTGTTGGAATCATACTGCCTGCGAATGCATCAAAAAGCGATGCTCAAAAAATCGCTCGTATTGTAGAAGGCGTATATACTGAATACGTTAAAAAGTATGCGCCAGAAGCACTGACTACGGCCCCACAAAGCCAATCACCAAAGGCACTTGCTCCGCTTGCCGATCATTTGGATGAATTAAATGCAAATATTCAGAATGCGCTAAATGCCGGCAAAGAATCCAAAAACGCTTCTCCCAAAGACAAGATCACGCAGCTCGTACTTGATTCACCATCGAAGTCAATCCAGGCTACTGCATGGAAAGAAGGAATCAAAGAGAATCCAGACGCAGCGATAAAGGAAATTCAGGAACAAATTGCCGACAACGAAAAAGGTGTCCGCAAGATTATCGGAGACGAGGCAGTAGACCTTATCAATGAAACCTATGGTCGGGTAAAATCAGCGATCAGGGAGGAAGAAACCCAAGAAACCCAAGACAATGAAGAACAATCAGAAGCAATCGACGAACGATCTATCGAGACTGTCGAAAGTGATGCAGAATCTGCAATCAAAGAGGCAGGAGCTGCTAGAACGCCAGAAACAGTTCGGGAAGCCCTCGAAAAAATAGAGGCGCAGATAAACGCGGTAGGCAAAAAGATCAAAAAGCTGACCGAGGTTTATACAACAGACGACATTGACCACGAGATACCCAGCTACGAAATTGGCAAAAAGGCCAAGCGGGAAATAACTTCATTTATGAAGGATATTGCCCAAATGACCGGATGGGAAATTGGTAAAAATGGAGTTCGAGCAAACATTGCTCCCGCAGGTGGTGATGTGTATGTTGAACTTTCTATTCCAGGCACACCTCTTACCCTGTATGCGGCATTTAAGTATGAACCAGAATACAACCGGTCATACGACAACTACACGCTCAGTGAGATTTTCTACCGAGTAGAAGACAGGACAAAAAAGGGTCGGGATCAGTATGTAGGTCCGAACCAGAGAATAAACATATCAGGAACGGGGGCGCCGTATGGATGGGGAGCTCCAAAATCACCTGCTCCAACATCCAAAGAGCTTGCTACCATTTTTGCTAAAGAGGCCATCCCGTATGTTGTTGACTACATAAATAAAAATTCACCTTCACAAGAGGTAAAAGACGTTCAGGATCTTCTTTCTGGCGAAAAGACACCGCAGGAAGTGATTAAGGACATCGTTGAACAATCAGGGATACCCGCGCCAAACGTCGTTATTGGCAAAATGCCAAAACCACAAGAAAAACCGGCGGAGAAACCAACCAAGCGCCAAGAGCGAATCAGCAAGATCAAGAACAAAGACCTTGATGATTTATGGGGAGAGCTCGGAAATGAAATGGGCAACCTCAACGCAGGTCTGAATCCCAAGCAGCTTGAAATAGCCGTAAGAATCATTGCCAAATACGCAGAACTTGGAATACTGACATTTGCAGAGGTAGCTGAAGACGCTGTTGCCAGGATGGGAGAAGCTATTATTCCCGCAATGAAAGCGGCCTATATGTCATTCAAAATGACGGGGGCAACACCAGAGCAGAAAAAACAGATGGATTCAGAATCCGTCGTGGATGAATATGAATTTAATGCCGAACAAAATGACCAGTCTGGAGAAACAATTAATCAAGACGGTAGAGGGGCCGGTGGCTCTGATACTGGAATCAATGCCGGAGCAGGAACGCAAGGAGGTGAACGAGGTAGCACCACAGGAGGCGGAAAAGCGAATGAAAATAATGGTGGATCTCTATCAACAATACCTGGAGATGTACCTGCCGACAATGCAGGAACAGGAGGCGCAGGCACAGGCAATACAGAGCTTGTTCAGCCTGACAGACTAGACCCCGACATTCAGCAGAACTTTGTCTATCCGGAAAACTGGGAAAGGACAGCGAACAAAACGTTCTCCAAAAAGCAGGCGTATGAAGACAATATTGCTGCATTGGAAATAATTGATTCACTGCTAGACAATCCAGATCAGTTTGCCACAGACGAACAAAAGGAGGCACTTTCCAAGTACAATGGATTAGGTCCGCTTTCGGAAATACTTCTGGATGATGATCGTGAAAGGTGGAATAAATCAAGTCTTCAGTTTTATGATGAATCCCGCAGGATCATATCGCTTCTGGATTCAATCGGCAAAAAGACCAAGACAAACCCACTGGCAACAGCCAAGTCCTCTACCCGAAGTGCGTACTACACCTCTTTGCCGATTATCCGGGCAATGTGGGAGGGAGTGACCGCTGCTGGATTCACCGGAGGACGGATATTGGAGGGCTCTGTTGGAAGTGGTCGCTTTATTGGCGGAATGCCTAAAACAACCATGAGCAACAGCCGTATTACTGGGGTTGACATGGATGTAGTCAGCGCACTTGTGTCCAAGTATCTATATCCGAATTCTCTGATTAAAAACAGTCCGATTGAACGCGCTTCATTGCCTTCAAATTCGTTTGACCTGTTTATTTCGAACATTCCTTTTGGAAAGCAGGACATTTACGATCCAGTTTTGGATAAGAAAGGAGGGCTTTGGAAGGCATCGCAGAAAAAACTGCATACATACTTCTTCGCAAAAGCCATTGATGTAGTTCGCCCCGGAGGATATATTGCTATCCTCACAACAGCAAATACTCTTGACACAAGAGAAAACCAGTCAACCAGAGACCTTATTCTGCAAACATGCGAATTTGTTGGCGCGGTTAGGCTTGGTGAACAGGCTTTCAATGCGGATGCCGGCACACAGGTTGTGACGGATATTATTCTGCTCAGAAAAAGACAGGAGCCAATCGGGTTGCCATCCGGCGAAGATCATCCAATCAGCAAGATTGTAAAAGAACTTGCTCCGCATAACAAGCCGGACAGACCAAAACAATTTATTGAATACAACGAATATTTTGCCAAGAACAAAGAAAACGTTTTTGGAGAAAAGTATCTGGCAGGCGGTCTGTACAGCGAGGACAGGGGATACACCCTTACCGGCGCTCCGGAACCAGAACAAGTAGCGGCAAAACTTCAGGAACTGGCATCTAAAATGCCTATTCAACCATATAAGCACAAGGAAAAAGAGGTTGATGAAATTTTGCAGATGACACCGGATGGAAGAATGGTTTCCGGTGGTGTCATTAAGAAGGGTGGCAAGTATTTTACGGTTATTGATTACGACAAACTGCAGGGCGTACACAATGTTGTGGAGATTACAAGACTTCCGCCAGACAAGGACCGCCAGACCCTCGACGATTTCATTAATCTGAAAAATCTGTATTTTGATATTCTGTCAAAGGACAGGGCGTCGGAAGACGCTTCTGCTCAAAGGGTTGAGATACTTGATTTATTGAATTCCTTTGTGAAGCGGGTAAAAGTGCAGAACATCACTTCACTACTTAGTGGAAGATCCGTTATTTCACAAATCATTCAGAAAGACCCAGACGCGTTTGCTGTTCTTGGACTTATTCGCCCTGACGGAAAGTTTGCTGATGTAGTCTATAAGTCCGCAGGGGCAGATCGTCCCGCATTTGAGAGGACAAACAATCCTGCGGATGCCATTGCTTATTCAATCAATGCCTTTGGTCACGTCAACGTTCCATTTGTTCGGGAGGTCATGGATCTTTCCAGCGATGAAGAAGCAGTGAAGGCAATGGGCGATTTAGTCTTTGAAACACCAGACGGAAGCGTAATTGAAGCATCTGAATACCTTTCTGGAAACGTACGGGAAAAACTCGATCAGGCGAATGAATGGAGAAAGATAAGCTCCAAGTATGATCGAAACGCAGAAGCCCTGTCCAAAGTTATTCCAGACCCAATTCCAGCCGAAGACATCACATTTACTCTTGGCGCGGGTTGGATACCGGTAAATTATTATCAGTCCTTTCTGGATGTTGTTTTCGGTTCAGGGAAAGTAAAAGTCACATACTCAAAAGCCACAGACAAATACAATATTGTTTCTTCGGTGGTCGGCGGAGAATATGAGGCGCTTGGAGAACACGGAACAAAAAAGCAGGTGGGCGACGTAATTGAGGCAGCATTCACTAAAAAAATTGGGCCTTACTTCATGACAAATAGCAGAGACGACTCAAAAACTCCGCTGCCTGTTTTGGAGCAATCAGTAAGAGATAAGGTAGAAAAACTTCAAGATGCGTTTTCACAGCTTGTTGTTACCGATCCAACATTCAAAAAAGAGCTTGCCGAGATTTACAACAGGGTATTTAACGGGACCGTAATCAAGGAATACAGTGGAAGCACACTGACGTTCCCTGGGCTTCAAGGGATAGAACTTCGCCCTCACCAAAAAGACGCGGTGATGCTGTTGGTTCAGAAGATGGGCGGAATGGTCGATCATATTGTTGGGGCCGGAAAAACACTGGTTCTTGGATCGGCGGCGATCAAGATGAAGCAGATGGGGCTTGTAAATAAGCCTGTTATCTGTACTATGAAATCTGTAATCCCAGGTATGTACAAAGAGCTTACGCAAGCATATCCTGGATTGAAAATTCTTGCTCCAAAAGAAACTGATTTTTCAGCAGCAAACAGACAGCGATTCTTTTCTCAGGTAGCAAACAATGACTGGGACCTTGTGATTATTTCTCATGAGAATTTGGGCACACTCACTCTGCCTCCTGATTTCGAAGAAAAGTACATTCAGAATGAGATTGAAGAACTCATGGATGCTATTGCTGAAATCAAAGGAAATTCTAGTGGGGAAAGAGACATGTTTTCAAAGAAACAGCTTAAAGCACTGCAAGAAAAGATTGAAAACATGACCACTAAGCTCAACAAACTGCAAGACAAAGGAGAGTATGCCACCAAGATCAACATGGGTGATATGGGGCTTGATATGCTCTTTATTGATGAGAGCCAAGAGTTTAAAAACCTTGCCTTTCACACAGGCATGAGAAATGTTTCAGGATTAGGAAATCCTGCGGGATCAAATAAGGCAGCAAACCTGAAAATGATCTGCCGTTACCTGCAGTATATTCATAGTGGCGATAAAGGAGTATGTTTTGCTTCTGGAACACCAATATCAAACTCGCTTACCGAGCTTTACAACATATTTCAGTTTATTCGCCCGTCCTTGCTGAAGAAACTAGGCATGAATAGCATCGACCAGTTCATAAATACGTTTGGAATTGTAAGTGCTACAATGGAAAAGAACGTTGCCGGAGTTATTAAGAGTAAAACAAGGCTAAATAAGTTCGTCAACGTCACTGAACTTGCCACGATGTACACTGAAGTATCAGACATCAGGGCCGTTCATAATCTTCAGTTGCCACGACCAAAAATCAAGGGAGGCAAACCAGAAGTTGTACTTATCAAGCAATCAGAAAGCCAAAGAGCAATTACCGACGCGATTTATGAGGCGTCAAGAACAGGAAGTGTGGGGCCGCTTTTGGCGGTGGGAATAGATGTTCCTGATTCATGGGAAAAATCATTAGGCATTAATCTTACTACGCTTGGGTCAAAGGCAAGTATTGATCCTCGAATGGTATTTCCAAAAATGCCGGAAGACGGAGGTAAAATACAGGTAGCTGCCGACAAGGTGTACCAGCATTATATTGATTCACAAGACATAAAAGGCACGCAACTCATATTTTCTGACTTGGGTGTTCCAAAAGATAAAGCGGCTCCTATCGGCAAAAGGGTTTATGACGAAATGGTAGAAAGAATGGGTGAAGAATCCATTGCTGAATATTCTGGAGCTGACGCCATTTGGAAACTGAAAGACAGAGCTCAAATTAAAGAGGCGCTTGTTACTGTTTTTGAAATGTCTCCTTCAGAAGCAGAAAGCGTTATTTTCCAAGCAGAAGACACTGAATCGTTTAGTGTTTATGCCGAAATGAAGAAAAAGCTGGTTCGAATGGGCATACCTGAAAATGAAATAGCCTTCATTCACGATGCTCCAACAAAAGCGAAGAAGGAAGAGCTTTTCTTAAAGGTAAACAACGGGGAAGTCCGGGTGTTGATTGGCTCTACCAAAAAAATGGGAACCGGAGTAAACGTTCAGAGAAGAGTAGTTGCTATGCACCACTTAGACGCTCAGTGGAGGCCGTCAGATATGGAGCAGCGCAATGGACGGGGTATTCGCCAGGGAAATATGAACGAAGAGGTTGCCATCTACTATTACGGGACAGAAGAAACGATCGACGCGTACAGATTTGGGCTTCTTGCTAAAAAGCAAGCGGGGATAGATTCGTTCCGCGCCGGAGGTAGAGGTGTGCGTGAAATGGACTTTGAAGATGGTGAAAGCATGACGCTCAGCGAAATTGCAGCGGCGATAAGTGGAGACACAAGGCTGTTGGATATTGAAAAGCTCGGCGGCCAGATACGGAAGTTTGAGAACAGGATTGAATCTGCCAAGAGAGCGAATGCGCTGAGAGACGAAAGGATTAAAAACGAAAAGTCAAGCCTTAATTCATATAATCGGTGGATTGATATAAGCAAAGAGGTTGCTGAAATTGCCAAATCCACAATAAACAATGAAGGTGACAGAAAAATTATAGAAATTACTGTTGATGAAAACGGTAAAGAAAAGCAAAAAGAAATAACAGTTCCTAACTTCCCCGTGTTTACGGCAACCGTTTCCGGAAAGCAGTTTGACACAAAATCCACGGAACAGAGCAAAGAGTTTTACAAGGAAATTGCTAATAGAATAAAAAGCCTTCTTGATAGGGGTTCAATCGAAGTTGTAAAGATTGGTGAAATAGGAGGAATTGAGATTGTTACAAGCGCCCCTAGTAACGACAAAGGTTACCGAAGCCTGTATCTTGAATATAAAGGAAAGACAATAAAGACCATTGTTAGGTCAGGAAGAGAGTTTGAATGGTGGACGATATTGCGGGCTATATCATCGCTTCGTGAAAATGTTTTGGAAGACATAAATTACTACGAGCGCGTAAAGTCTGGCATTGAAAAAAATATCGCTGAATATGAAGCGCAACCAGATTTAGTTGCGGACCCAAAAGACATCGAGGGATTAAAGCAGGCAAAAGAAAAGAGAGACGCCATCCTGAAAGAACTTGAAGAAGAAGAAAAGGCACGCGAAGAAAGGGAGAGAAATCAAGGGCAAAACGCTAACCCAGAGGAAGACCTTGACGACGCCGCTGCGGAATACCAAAAGGCCACCGGAGACGTTGCTACGATCACGGATGAAAAGCTGCGTGCACAGATTGACAAGGTAGTATCAGCATTGAAAAATGTTGATCCTGGAGCGCGTGTAGTAATTCATAATGATGCGGAAAGCTATGCAAGCGCACTGGAAGCAATGGGAGAAGATCCTGCAAATGCAGATACTTCTGCCGCATACGACCCGATCAGTGGTGAAATTCATTTGAACGTAAATAAAATTGGAGACACCACATTGTTCCATGAAGCGGCACACCCGATCATGGCGATAATGATTGAGATGAATCCAGAATTGCTCGACGGACTGTATTCTCAAATTGAATCAGACCCGACGCTGTCAAAGTTTGTTGCTTTCGGTAGTCGTTATGCAGACCCTAACCAGCAGAAAAAAGAAGCGGTGATTGAATTCCTTGCTGCAGTAGCTGCCGGTAAACTGGACGGGTACAAAAACACACCTCTTTGGGATAAGATCAAGGCTTTCTTCAATTCATTAATCAAGTTCTTTACCGGAAAGGACACTTTTGAAATCAACCTGGATAACGTATCCGAACTGAAAACCTTCGCCGGAAAGTTTGCTGAAGCGGTACGCACGGGTACACCGGTGGCAAATTCATACCAAAAGGTAGTTCGCGGAGGAGCTGAATACCAGCTTTCACCGGAAGAACAAATGATGGACAAGGTTCGTGCTGCAGTTGTCGGAGCGTACAATACCGGTTATTCACGGGAAGATATTATCCGCCTGATTAATGAGGAACCTACGGTAAAACAGGTAATTGAATCACAAGGCACGATTCAGGACTTTATAGATGCCGCGCTCACCGTTGGTCCAGATCCTGTTGAATCAACCAAAGAACAACCGGTTTCTGGGTCAGTTGACTATGACTTCAATATCAGCGGAAGCGGAGACGTAAGAGAGGCTTCCGTTGCCGGAAGAGCTATGCGCGGAATGGCCGAGGATGCGCTGAAGCAGTCCATTGAGAAAATGGGCTTTGACCAATACCATGTGCGCACAGCATACGAGGCAGATATTATCGCGCAAGACTTTATTGATTCAGTTGGTATGGCAACAGCATTCAAAGAAGCTGTTGTAAGCCGTCTGGTTCCTGACGACATCGGAGCGATCGTAATTGCCAAGGCCATGATGAATCCGGATATGCTTGGAGACACAAAGGCTGTTCCTGATTTGTTGCGGATCCTTTCTGAAAGAGGAACCAATGCCGGTCGTGGGGTGAACATCTACAAGTACATCTACGAAAATTACGACATCGGCTTTGACATCGAGAAGAAATTCAGCGAATACAGAACGGCATCCGGTGACAGCAATATTCCTGAACTGGTAGAGAAGAAGTGGAGAGAGTACGAGGAGGAAATGAATTCACTTCGGGAGGAGATCAAGCAGCTTGCCGCCGACAAGGAAAGGCTGGACGCAGAAGTAGCAATTTCCATCATTAAGGAAAACATTGCCAGGGAAACTTCCGGCAGGAAACTTCCTCAGAAGGAAAGAGAGAAAATCTCGGACCGTATCCGCAAGGCGAAACTTGCCAGGCCAGACGTTTTCAATTCCGCTTCACCGGCTGTTATCGCATGGGATACGGCAGTTGAAATAGTTGCCACAACATTTGATACAACACAGTCTCTTGCTCAGGCCGTCAAAAAGGGGATTGATTACCTGCAAAACACAGAGTGGTACAAGTCTCTTAATCCAGAAAAGAAGACTGAGGCAATACAGAAGTTTGCAGACTATTACCAAGAAGAAGGCGTTCCGGAGCCGTACATGACGGATGAAGGGAATCTGGTCATTCCTAATTCATTCCTGCGTTCACTGGTTGCTGAAGGATACGAAACGATTGAAGACATCACCGAGCAGGTTCGGTTGGTAGTAGACGAAGCGTTCCCAGACTACAAATTCAGTGAACGGGAGGTGCGCGATGCGATCACTGGTTACGGAAGGACTATCGAAATGGCTTCGGATGATATTTCGAAAGCACTTCGTAAAGCCAAGAATATTGGTCGTATCATTTCCGGCCTTGAAGACGTTCAAACAGGACTTTCACCACTGCGCTCAGGACTTCAAAGGGAACCTACCGATCCGGACATCCGATTGAAGATGAAGGAGCTTCGGGAGGCCATGAAGGATCTTCCGGTAGATCAGGAAGCAAGTGAACGCCAGCTTAAAACTGCGCTGGATGCTATCAAGACCAGGTTGACAAACGCGATTCAAGACATAGAGCGCGAGATCGAGACCGGTATGAGGATTGAAAAATCCAAGCGTGGAGTTGCCTACGATCAGACCGTAAAAGACCTGAAGGAAAGGCTTGCTGAATTAAGGAAGGAACGCGATGCGCTGTTTGGCGAAGAAATGAGCCAGTCACGCAGGATTAATGCTGCCATCCGTCTTTTGGACTACGCTATTGAAAGCACACAAAAGGCGCTGGACAGCAACGACCTTAAATTCAAGTCAAAGGAAAAGGTAAGCACACCGGAGATTGAGGCAAAAAGGGAAGTTTTGAAAGCGCTTCAGGCACGGTTGAAGGAAGCAAGAAAGGAAGCTGGCGTGATTGAGGCGCAAAGGCTAGCCAATGCGAAGAAGAACACCGAAAAGCTGATTCAGGAGTACGAGAGAAGATTGCGAGAGAAGGACTATGCTCCGAAGAAAAGAACGCCGCTGGTCGAAGATACAGAACTTGCTAGAAAACGGGCCCGTCTCCGGGAATTGAAAGACAAGGTAGATCAGGACATCTTGGATGCTTCACTGAGAAACTTCAAAAATTCAGAAGCTAGATGGAATGCGTTCAATGAAGCGTGGAATTTGCCAAAAACAGTTCGTGCTTCGCTGGAATTTTCGCCAATATTGATTCAAGGCGGACCGCTTACGATGAAATACGCCCTTACTCAGCAGGGAGAGCTTCTTCAGGCGATCAAGCAACTTGGAATAGCTGCAGCTAATGAATCTACGATCAAGCGGATTCAGAACATGGTGAAGGACTTGCCGTGGTACACAGAAGCCATGGTCGCTGGTTTGGAATTGTCCGAATTCGGAGGTGACATCAGCAAGGCAGAGGAAGGCTTTGTCTTTGGTGCTCTTGGTCACAAAATTTATGACGTTCCTGTTGGCGGAGCAGCAAAGGCGATATTCGGGGAGCGCGTCGGGGAGCGCGTCAAAGAATTGAACCCGATGAAGGTGACGGAACGCGGGGCTTCCGCATATCTGAACTACCTGCGGATTCGGGAGTACGAGCGCGGACGTAAAATGCTGTTGGCGCGTGGATACACGATTCAGAACAACAAGCGCGAATTTGAGAATCTTGCCAAGGTGATTAACACCTACACCGGACGCGGAGCCGTGCCAGGAAGCCCAAAGTATAAAGCGGCCCTCACAAAAGGGTTGTCATACCTTTTGTTCTCGGCAAAGAACTGGTCTTCGGTGATTAAGCAGACTACGCCGATCGGATTTATTTACTTCCTGCAGAAAACTGACATGGAGAGTGGCCGTCCTAAATTAAGTGTTGCCCAAAGGGTAGCGCTTGAAAACTGGCTGGCTACATACGGAACGTCGGCGGCTTTCGTGCTTTTGTTCCGATCACTGTTTGGCGGGGATGACGACGATGATAAAGACGGAGTTTCGGTAAGTCTGGATCCTCGATCTTCAGACTTTGCCAAAATCAAAGTTGGAGACACAAGGGTTGACCCATGGGGAGGTAGATCACAGATGCTCACCTTCCAAGCCAGAATGTACACCCAAGAAATTGTGAACCAGTATGGCGAAACTGTTGAAATGGGAGAGTACAACGAAGAGACCGGAAGGGCAAACACTAATTGGCTGAGGCTTACATACAAACTGTTTCAGGGAAAACTTCATCCAACAGCAGCGGCCATACTTGAAAAAGGAATGGCAGAAAAGAACAAGTATGGGCAGATGATCGACGAATATGGCAACCCTGTCTTGCTCAAAGATCAGCTTACCGAACTGTTTGTTCCAATGTACATTGCCTCGGTAGTCGAAAACTATCAAGAGCAGTCTACCGAACTGGCTTCTGTATTCACTTTGATCGGTTCTGTCGGCGTGTCTACCAACACTTATGGCGGATACACAGACATGTTGAAGAAGGAAACATTGAAGCTGGAAGGCAAATACCTCTACGAAAACGGAGGGGAAGAAGTGCCCGAAGGAGTAAAAAACATGCTTCAAAAGAAAGCTGAAATCATTGTGAAAAAGAAAATGAGGGATGGAGAGAGAAGACGCCGAGCACAATAAATTTGCGAAAACACTGATACCGTAATGAACGAGAATACCGTAAATCAGGTGATTGATAAATCATTTCAAACGTCTCCGGATACCGTGTACGGTATTCTAATTATCTTCATGTTTGTAGGGCTTATCGTGCTTGTCTTGTTTCTTACCAGGGAACGAAAGGACCGCAAGGAAGCCAATAAGCAGCTTTTGGAAATGACCAGATCCTATGCGGAGACGTTTGCCCAAGTAAACGAAACGCTCAGGAATTTCGGACAGCTTTCCAGCGACATCAAGGACATCAAGGAATACATCAAAACTCATTAAGATGGGAACAAAGAATCCGTATGCAAAAGAGTTTGCCCGCCAGATGGCAACTTCACTGGAATTAATGAAGCCAATGAAGTCTCACTACGAGGTTGTTGACAACATCGCAATGGCAATACCGGAGAAGAGCACAATTTTGAATGGGGGCTCCGAAGGTGTGATGATAACCGAGCGATACGCCAACGATCACGTCAGAATCACAGAATTGGTATTCACAAATCATTCATTCATTCCCAAACACAAGCATCCTCACTACTGTATTGTAAAGGTTCTCGGAGGAACGATTGTTGATTTAATCAATGGTGACGTAATGGAATCCGGGGAAATGGTTCTTTACCGGCCAGATCAAATGCACAACGCTATATCGCCTGCCGGAGCCAGGGTGATTGTATTCAACACAAGCAATAAAGAAGTTGCGCGAAACATCCTTCAGCAAGGAGACTACTACTTTAAAGGTAAAAAGGTTCAGTATCAGCTTAATCCACTGTCGTTTAACTTAAACTCGGCGCTCTAAACGAAAAAAGCGCCGGAAGTCGAATGGACCGGCGCTTTTTCCAGAGTGTTCCGAGAATCCCTTCTGGCTTTTAGACCCTAACCGCCTGTAAATGACAGCAGCAGAACGGGCACAAATATATAAAAATCCGGTATTTATGGTTAATTCTCAGCAATGTTTTGAAAAATATGGTTTCCCAGGAAAGGTAAAAGGCCACATGATTATGTGGGATGTTCCTTCCAAGTATGAAATCAATCAGATTCCAGCAAAGATTTTCTGCAACAAAGACTTGGTGGCTCCGCTTGGGGCCGCATTTGAAAACTTGATTCAGACCAACTGCATTACCGAGGTGTGCACTTTCGACGGATGCTTCAACGTTCGTCCTATTCGCGGGTATGAAGATGAATACAACAGCGCTGTGACCAGAGGGGATTTAGAAGAGGCGGTGAAATTCCTTTCCCTGCACGCGTGGGCCATAGCAGTAGACTTCAATGCTTTTGAAAATCAGCTTGGAACAAAAGGAAAGTTCAGCCCTGAATTTGTCAAATGTTTCACCGACGCCGGCTTTGACTGGGGTGGACATTTCCGTTCAAGGCTCGATCCAATGCACTTCCAGCTCGCACAGATATGATTGAGATCAACATCGCAAATCCATTCTCAAAGACGCACCTTGTCATCAAGGAAGTGCGGGGAAAACTTAACCTGCTGTCGGTTCCGTATTCTTTTGTGTCGCCTCCGCGCCCAAGCCCACCACACATAATCGAATGTTGGGTAGAATCACAGGGAAGGCAATATTGCGGAAGGGTGCACGATAAAACATCGTCTGAATCAGCTTACGACCTGGCAGAACTGAAGGCGCTTTTGCTGCTTCTCGAACAGTCCGTCGAAGTGAAATATTCCGGTGATCCTATTTCTGAAAAGGAGATCGTTGTCTGGAACCGAAAGAAGGTCATGGAGTACAAGACCAAGGGAGTAGAAAGATTGTTGGACAGCATGCTTGAATCCGGAATAGACGTTGACCCATTCATCCAGTATCGTAATGAATTGGCCGCAACAGGCAAACGGCTGACCGTCCAAGAGATCGCCCGGAGATTCTTCCCCGCATCATCCGGATTGACCACTGTGACCGAGAAGCCTAAAAAACCGGCGTCTACCGGTAAGACAACCAAGAGAGAAGCCAGGGAAAACTGGTTCGATGTTTTCGATGATCTGTCCGCTGACGGATGGACGGAGGATAAATTCTCCAAAACAAAATGGGCTGAATCATTCAAGACACTGGAAGAGTTTGCGAAATTTGCTACTGATGAAGAGATTCAGGAATTAGCACAAACATCCGCAGAATGATAGTCACCGTTACCAAGATACAGAAAATTGCCAGCAACCTTGTGTTGTTCTGGAACGGATCAAATTTGATTCGGCCAATCACTGTAATTAAGGAAATGGACCTGACAAACGGGAAGGTCCGCCTGCTTTGTGACGATGGATGGTTTGAATTCTATGTGTACGCGATAACCGAGATCAGCGACGGGGTAAGCACCAGAACATACACGGCACTTTCTACTACGCGGACTACTCCGGATGATTACAACACCCGTGCACAGCTTATCTATCAATACTTGGTGGGCAATATTCTCAAAGGATGTTGCTGTGACGATTCAAATCCAAATACACAAGACTGCTGCTGGACGGAGTACGAATATGATTCCCCTGTTGGTGATGGAGACTGGTATTATGATTCAGGAACTGGAAAACTTTCTGTTTCTTTTCTGTCGAACATAGGACAAGACTTCACCAACCTGCTTCATCATTATGTGTCTGGGGCATGGGTGTACTTTATTTCCAAGGCCGACAAGACGAAATTCACTGTTTTTGAGATTACCGGATATGCTGCTGTCGGTACGGTAGCGACATGGGATGCCACTGTGATTGATGGGCTTACCACCTACGATGCAAATGCACAGTTCTGTGTTTGGTTCGATAACTCAGGAGGCGGCACAGGAGGAAGTGATCTGCAGGGGACCATCGACGCCGGTGCCACCATGGACAAGGACAATACGGTAGATGGTGACGGCAATAGCTTTACGTGGGATAAATTCCTGAATTACTACATAAACGTTGCCGGTGAATTCGAAGTGGTTTCTACCAACGGAAGCCAAGACGGGATTATTCATGCTGATTCATCCGAGGTAGCCACAACGATCATAAACTCTACTGGAACAAAGTATGCGGGAACCAGGGCGTATGATATGGGCGGAGGAACATACAAAGGTGTCCTTCAAGCATTTGGCGCCGGTGTCCGCACTTTCTTCGAGGTATTGTCCAATGCTTTGTTTATTGGAACGCCGAATGTTGCAGCAGGATCCGCCACGGTTGGTTTGCCTCTTATTCTTCAAAACGCATCCACCGGAGAAGCGGAATACGCAAAGGTTGCAACCAACGGAATTGCCGACCAAGCAGTGACTTACGCGAAGATTCAAAACGTATCGGCTACGGACAAGATTCTAGGTAGGTCAACAGCCGGAGCGGGGACGATTGAAGAAATAGACTGCACCGCTGCTGGAAGAGCCATACTTGATGACGCTAACGCTGCGGCTCAAAGAACTACGCTAGGGATTAAGAACATCACCCCTATTTTCATGTCTCCACTTTCAGACACAGTGGCGGCATCTACTACTACGTTTTACTCGTTTTACTTTGGTATAGGAACCGATTCCACTACGGAGGTAAACAGGGCAGTCGTGATCGGTATCGGAGGTGTATATCAAAGGTTGTATGTTTATATCAATGGAGCGCAGTCCGCTGGAGGGTCGCTTGTCATTAATCCCAGAGCAGCAACCGGAATGGGCGCTTTTTCTGACGGAGCAACATCGGTTACGATTGCCGCTGGAAGTGCTGCTGGTATTTATTCAGACCTGGTAAATACAACGACCTATGCAGCCGGAGACAGGGCTACAATGAAGGTTCAAAACAATGCTGCCGCCCCATCAGCGCCAATATCTTCCTTCTGGGGATCACTCGAAAGCACATACTAAAAAATGGCACAATACACATTCTCAGTTCTTTCACCAACCCGCGTTCAAATGAACGTGACCAGATCAAGTAATGGATCGGTAGCAACACTGGCGCTGGATTCAGGACAACCTACCACGGTTGCTGGAGTTCATGGTCAGATGATTGACCTCATTCAGTCCAATCAAGCAAAAAAAGATCGTTTGGCCGAGCTCCTTGACTGGAGCCCAGACTTCGCGTTTGTCGCTTTTTGCATGGAAAACAACCTGGTAATTCCTCCGGCGGAAACACCGCCTGCGGAGGAATCTATACCGTAAATCCCCCAACTCAATGAATAAAGTAGAGTATTCACCCGACATTCTGGGCATCATACCTGAGAATGTTTTCCTTGAAGACTGCGTGATGGTCTCCAGGATGAATTACAAGCCGGAAATTCTCACCGTGCCTGTGATTGAATCTTCATCTGGAAGAGTAGTTCGCACAGAGAAAAAGCAATGCCTTTGGATGGAACAGCTCGGAGCACAGTCTTTGGGAACTGATCTGCTTCTTTCCGGCGAACTGCGCTCTGGAGTAAACTGTGAAATTGAACCGTTTAATGGCGGGTACAAAATCAAGTTTCCTACCGGTTATTATGTGGTGCGCCCAAGGAAGGAAAAGGAATTTTCCTCCATCCATTCCTACATGACAAAGGATGAAACGAAGGTTTACAATAACATTTTTATCCAGAAGATGTTTTATTCAGACTTTCTGCTGACAAATCCTCTTTCTCAGTGGAGGATGCCCTTCAGTCCTGAATCCATGTCCTCTTTTGCCGTAAGTTGGCAAATGATTGATGCTAATGGCGGAAAATGGGAATGCGTATCACCAGCGCTTCAAAAGCCGGCATACACGCCCCGATTGAAACATTTCGCCATCTTGGATGCAAGTGCGTCTTCTGTTGGTATCGTTCAGGCAAATGCTCCGGGATATGACGTTGGAAGCCATTCTTTCCAAGTAACGCCTGGATGCAAGATCCGCTTGGTGTTTATCAATTCTCCCCTTGGGGCGAAGGAATGGGAATCTTGGTCTGAACTCGACCTTGATTCAGGTGAAATCAAATTCAAACTTTAAATCAAGGAGGAAGCAAAATGATAAAGGCTACACCCAAAGGAGACCTGTTGGAGATTGAAGTTTCTCCAGGCTCCACAACATACATCGGCGTTGTTTTCCCGTGTGGGTCAGACAACATTCCTTTCGCGCAGATACCGGAATCATCGGTGCGCTCTAAATTTACCGTTACTGATCGGTTGGATATTGCCGCAGATGAATACTTGATTCACGAAGAGAATCAGGGATTTTGCGCAATCGCCACATGGCTGGAAGGTGCGGTTCGAAAATATGCAGGCATTGTATTTTCCAAGGCTCCACAAGGAAGTGAAAACCGGTTTGTTGTCACCGAAGAATTGCCGCATGAAGCCTGCGTTCTTTGGAGACAAAACAAAGTTGGTGTGACGGTGGATAATTGGAGATTCAGTGACTTGGCAAATGTGAATAAATCCGAAGAGATCCGCCGTGCAAGAATGATTGCTGTGCAGAAAAATACTGTGTATATTTGACACCCACGTTTGTCTGTTAACTGGTAGACAAGCACATGAAAAGGTTTAGGCATAATTTAAAAAGCCCCTCAACGGAGGGGCTTTTTTGTTTCAGAAAGGAAGATCATCGTCGGCAGGTGTGTACGCCTGTCTCGGACTTGATTCAGTCGGTGCGGATGGCGTTTGTGCCGGCAGATCAGATATGTTCTGCCTTTCTCTTGGTTTACAGGCCCACCCGGAAAGCTGCAGGAATATCTTGTCGTTCCATTCTCTTCCGGTTAATTCAGCTTCAATAGTCACTTCTTCTCCCTCCGTGTATGGATTGATTTCAGATATTCTGGAATTGGCAAACTGAAACTCGATAAGGTGCTTCTTTTGCTTTGGAGGGCTTCCGTATGTTTCTATGACTTGAAGCACGATCGGTTTTACAGTGAAGTTGTCGGACACTTGTTTTGCTTCGCCTATCCGATAAATGGTTCCTGTGATGGTTACTTTTCTCTGGTTGTTGCTCATGGCTGATAAAATTGTGATTTATGATAAATTCCTATTTCTTCGTTGATCTCTTCTCTGATTCTCCACCGGTCTTCGTCTGACATGATTAATGGAGGATTTGCAAGAAGTCTGTTCTTGATGCTTCGCGCCAGCTTGGTTTTCTCAATCAGTTCAGGTATTGACATTTTGATGATCGGATAATCCCTGACAATTCCCTGATTTATGTAGAGCCAGTGATCTTGTCCGAAGATTGCCACCAGACCGACATCGTATCCGCTTCTGTTGGATGATTTGTATCCGTTACAGGATTCACACTGCAGCCAAATGTTGAGAAGGTTAAAGCGGATAGAGTTGTTTGCCCCTACTGAATGGTAGTGACCAGCGTTTATTTTTTTCCCAGGTCCTTGATGACTGATGCAGTATTGTCCTTTATCAATGATTCGGATGATCGCATTGATCTCGGTCTGAAGGTCAGATTCATAATGACCATGTTTTTTGTGCTCTGTTTTCTTTGCTTTTTTCCATTCTCTTACATGACGCATTTCCTGTTTCTGAACTTCATCCTTGATCTTTGAAAGTTCGATGGCACAACGAATAGAGCAGCACGCCTGTTTAGGGTACTGAGGATTGAATGCTTTTTTGCAGGCTTTACACTTGGGCATTATTCCTTTCCTTCTCCTTGATCTCCGATTGATCTATTCTCGTCATTTGGGATGAATGACGGAGCGTAGTTTTCCCGGAAGTTGTTGTTTGAATTATTGATCGCATGTGCAAGCATAGCCTTTCTCAACATGCTGCTTCCCGCGAGGGGTCTTGTTTTGATTCTTGGTCTTTTCATCTTGGTAAATCTGAATTAAGTTGTTGCGCCCAGCTATTCATGGCCGCTTGAAATGTACCGTCGCTATTGTTGCTAAGGTAGGATATGATTGATTGTCTCTTCATCTGATTAAAGTTCAAAAGGCTTTTTTTCGAATATCTCCCGAAGTGATTCTTCCAGGTCAACTTCTTCTCCAAGTGTTTGAAGCGGAGCAAATCGTTTTTCGGAAAACCACCACTTGCCGTCGTGTTTTCCTACAATCTGTTGACATCCTTGACACTGAGCGTTGTGTCCGACGGTGTTTACATAGTCCGTTATGCCTACATCTACAAGGAAGTTTATTCCACATCCGCACGTCTGGCAAAGGACTTCATTGATAGTATAAATCACGTCTTTTTTCACGCCGTTTGGATCCGGATGGCCTTCTATACATATCACGTCCTGTCCGGCTCGGAACATTGGATTTGCCGGATTTGTCAAGTTGATTCTCATGGTTTCACTGGATTGAAGTTAGATGCTTTTACCCAGCGCTTTTGTCCGCTGATAAAAACTTGTACTCGGTCTTTCATCCATGCGAGAACGGTTACTTTGTCTCCTGGCTTCAGGTCTTTGTCTGCATTTATTGAATTGCAAATTGCTTCTGAAAATGCGGGTGTTTCATTTGGGTAGATCATGTCATTTAGTATTTAAAAAGGTGCTGGTTCGTTTGATGTTGCCCATCTGTCGTTAGGCTTGATTGATTCAGATCGAGCGTCTGAATGTTCTTCTAATCGTACTTTTTGTGTTGGCGTCCATGTGTCGGCAATGTAATCCAAGTAGTGTGCAAGATAATTGATAAATCTCATTATTGCTGTTCCGGTTCCGCCGTTTCTGTTTTTTGTCACAATGAATTCTCCTATCCCAGAAGTAGATACGCCGTTGGCATCCTCGGTGATGTTGTAGTATTCTGGGCGGAACAAGAAAGCCACTTGGTCTGCATCTTGCTCGACGCTTCCTGATTCACGTAAATCCGAAAGTTTGGGTCTGCGATCATGTACGGGGCGCATTTCAACCTGTCTGGAAAGTTGAGACAAAGCCACCACAGGAATGTCACATTCTTTTGCCGCTACTTTCAAGGATTTTGATATTTCAGAAACTTCATTCTCTCTGCTTCTGTTGTCGGCTAGTTTTATTGTAATAAGCTGCAGGTAGTCAACGTACACGCACTTGATGCCTTCTTTTTGCGTCAGCCTCATACACTTGGCCCGAAGGTCTACAATGTTGATACCCGGAGTATCGTCAATGAATATAGGAAGTGATTCAAGTTTGCCTATTGCTTGGCTCAGTTGAATCCACCTTGAATCATCCAGCTTTTTCTTTGACAATGTTTCCAGATCAATACCGGTAACGATTGATGCCAGCCTGTACAAGATTTGAAGTTTGGTCATTTCCAAAGAGAAAATAGCCACCGGCTCGCCTCGTTGTGCCTGATTCAGTGCACAAGAAAGGATAAATGCCGTTTTCCCCATCCCAGGACGGGCGCCTATCACAATTAATTCACCTCTTCCCCATCCAGAAGTAATATTGTCAACTGCCGATATTCCCGAAAACAACTGTCCTCCAGATCCTCCTTTGTTTCTGTCTTCAACATCAGAAAGCATGGCTTTAAGCAGGGATTTAACCGATACGGCGTCTGCTTTTACGTTCTCTGAATAAATCCGATTTATCTCCCTGTTGTGGTGATCCATAACGTCGAAAACGTCAGTCATATCATCCATAGCCATTGCGTGCACTTGGCTTCCTAATAATGCCATTTCCCTGAGAATGTATTTCTCAACGATGATCTTCGAATGCGTTGTAATGTTTGCAGAGGAAGAAACTCTGTCTGTCAGTTGTGATACATACAAAGGACCTCCGGCTGCTTCTAGTTCTCCAAACTTCCGGAGCTGGTGTGTTACCGTTAAAATATCAATCGGCTGCTGCTTTCTGTGAAGTTCTGATATTGCTCTGTAAATCAGTTTGTGCTTTGCGTCATAAAAAACATCCGGTTTCAGGTCGTCTGCAACTTGAATGATTGCATTTTTTTCGAGCATGATCGCGCCAATGACACCAGCCTCCAAGTCTATTGCGTTAGGCGGCATCTTCCCCATTACCTCTGACATATCTGGCAAAGGTTTTTTCTTGGTGTATCTCTTATTATGTGACTGCTGGTTCATGCTTTCTTCTTATCAGGGAAATACCATTCTCCGGTGATCGGGTGTCTTAATTGTCCAGGAAGCGGGGCTGTACCTGCAAGTTCTGATTTTGATCGTTTCTTTGAATTCAGGTGCTCAACGGCCTTCTGAATAAATACGTCAATGTAGTAAATTCCTTCTTTGTTTTTGGTTCTCAATTTCAATGGGCTGAGAAAATTGGTCTTCCAAAATTCGTCTGTTTTTGCCCACTTCACAGCGTTCACAACGTCTTCTTTTGTCTTCTTGTCTTTGGTAATAAGATCGTCATAGACGGATGCCCATTTGAGAAGAGTTTCTGAATTTATGTTGGCTGATTCAGGCTTGTATGTTTTCAGGAACCATTCAGCAAAAGCTGCTCCGTCCTTCGATGGTTGATACTTCTCCTTCTTTTTCGGCTTGATCTTCTCAGGCTTGGGCTCTGTTTTCCCTGCTTTTGCAAGTCCTCCCTTTCGGCCTACTTCTGATCGTC